TAGAAATGGCTTATAATGAATTTGATATTAAAAGAACAGCATATGCTTCTATAGCTATTCCAAATGTAGCTACAACTGTATCCACTGGTAAATTTATTCCAGCAGGTGCAATTGTAACTGGAATTAGAATGGTTGCTCCTTCTGCCGTAACTTTAACTGCTGCTTCGGCAACTGTACAGTTAATGGTTGGTGCAATTAGTATATTGGCTACATCTAATGTTTCTGCATTAGGTGCACAGACTGTTCCTTCAGTTAAAGCTCTGGCAACAACTGCTGGTAATTATTTAACTGTAGATAGTGAAATTACACTTATAGCACAAGCTAGTAGTAACTCTTCTGCAAGTGCTTCGTATGATGTATATGTAGACTATATTATAGTTTAAATATAATTAACTTAATGAGGAGGGATTAAATGTCTCTCCTCTATTTTATAATAGAATATGGAACCAAGAATTTTAGGAGAAAGTTACACAGGCTTACACAACTTAAATCTAGAGGAATCTATTGAGAAAGTTGAAAAATCTAAAATGTACAGAGATTTATCTACAATTATTATTTGTCCAACTAGAGGATTGTTTCCAACAAGGGTTGTGCAATCATGGATGAAATTAATTAGACCGATGAATCAAGTAGTAGCAGGTCCAATATTTGCAGAAAGTATGCAAGTGGATGAAGCTTATAATGCATTAATTACCTATATATTGGGTAATAATTACTTAAAGAATTTTAAATATATACTTACTATTGAAGAAGACAATTTACCTCCATCTGATGGATTAATTAAACTATATGAAAATATAGATAAATATGATGTAGTTGGTGGATTATATTGGAGTAAATCAGATAATGCTTTTCCTATGATGTTTGGAGATCCTAATTTAGGTCCTAATCATAGTGCCCCACAAGTACCTAAAGTAGATGAGGTGATTAATGTAAACGCATTAGGTATGGGATTTAATTTATTTAAACTAGATATGTTTAAAAATATAGAAGGTCCTTGGTTTAAAACAGTAGAGCAAGAAGATAATATGATGACTCAAGATTTCTATTTTTATAGAAAAGCAGCAGAATCAGGTTATAAGTTTGCTTGTGATTGTAGAGTATTAGTTGGACACTTAGATAGTAAAAATGATAAAGTTTATTAAGTAATGATAAATGAATTAAAAATTGACCTCGCATGTGGGGATAGAAAACAAGAGGGATTTAAAGGAGTCGATATAATCAAGACAGACTCTGTAGATTATGTAGTTGATTTAACAACATACCCCTGGCCAATAGAATCAGAAAGTGTGGAAGAAATATATTGTTCACATTATATAGAACATATACCTCATGATATTAATAACCTTAATGATAGGAGAGACGGATTTATCCAATTTATGGACGAAATCTATAGGATTATGAAACCTGGAGCTAAGGCTACATTAGTTGCTCCATATTATACATCAGAAAGAGCATTTCAAGATCCTACACATCACCGTTATATAACAAAAGGATCCTTTCATTACTTTAACAAAGAGTGGAGAGATATGAATAAATTGAGTCATTATGGGATAAACTCTAATTTTGATATTAGTTATTCATATTATATAACAAATGAATTAACCTTAAAATCTAAAGAAATAAGAGAACAAGCATTTGAACATGATTGGAATGCTATAGATGATCTTATTACAGAATTAATAAAAATCTAATAAATGGCACTAGCTCTAAACTTATCAGTTGTTGAACGTAATGATTCTCAATTAGTCACTTTCACAGATACATCTACTGGATGGGGTACAGAAGGAGATCCGAATGTAACAAATTTAGATCCACGTACAGAACTTACATATTCATTAATAATGGATATTACTATTAATACATCAACTGAAGTAATAGTGTGTGATCAGATTGATCTACGTGATTTATTTGGTCCATTTACAACTACAGCAGATCTAGTATTTCCATTAGATTATACTACAGTATTATTAAATCAAGTTACTGTAGCTACCAACACTATATTACCAGATGGTATATGGGATATTACTTATAAGGTACAGGAGTATGTTACAGGTAGTTGGGTAGATATTGATTCATATGCATTCTCGGTACTTATATATGGAGATGTTAAAACACAAGTTTATAATAGACTTAGACAAGTACCTAATCTATATAACAGTAAAATACTAATGGGTAGAGATATTCAAGAACCTCTCCTCTATTATACATTCTTACAATCAATTGAAAAAAGTGCTTTTGTAGCACGTAAAGAAGAATTATTATCAATGTTAGAAACTTTAGAAAGACTCCTATTGAATGGAAGCAATTATCCTTGGTAATTATACAGATATCCCTATTGGATCAGCAATACCAGTTAGTGTTCCTGCATATGAAGCAGAGCAAGCTGTTATAAAATTATCTGATGGATATAACCCTTATATAATAGGATCTGGAAGTACTGGAACATCTATTACTATACAAAATAGTACTGTTAAAGTATTTTCTGTAAGTAATGCTATAACTACTCAACTTACTGTAGACGGTACAATTAATAATATAGTTATACTAACAGTTAATGGGTTAGAATATTATATAAATTTAGATTTTACATTTTCTGGAGCAATTATAACATTTATAGATGTTCTCCCATATGATAGTACATTTGGAAATACTACAGTTAAAGTTATATATAATACATTATCTACATCTCAAAATTTAACAGCTTTAGCATTACTAAGTCCAGCTACTTTAATATCATTAGATACAACTACATTTGATAATAACTTAGATAGTACAGTGGTTAATGTACAGTTATTAGCAGAGGCAGTAGATGAATTAGTTGGTGGAGGAGGAACAACAGATCACTCTCTTCTTACAAATTTAAGTTATGCTACATCTGGACACACAGGATTTGCTCCAGCATTGGGTGTAGATGATAACTATGTAACAGATGCTGAAAAAATAGTTATAGGAAATACTAGTAATGTGAATACTGGAGATCAAGATCTGTCAGGAAAACAAAATGTATTAATATCTGGAACTAATATAAAAACAATAAATAGTACTTCATTGTTAGGTACTGGTGATATAGTAGTATCTTCAGATACTTCAAGCGATCAATCAATTTTAGCAATACAAATATTTTCATAAAGTAATATATGGCAACATTTACTAAAAAGATTTTAAGTGGCTCTACAGATGGAATGCCTATAAAAGTAGTAGCTACAGCAACCGCAGGAACTTTAATTCATACAGGATCTTCTACAGCAGCCAATCTACAAGAAATTTGGATATGGGCACAAAATAATCATACTGCTGATGTAGTATTAACAATTGAATATGGAGATGCAACTGCTCCAGATCATAATATTATTAGTACAATTAAAACAAAAGCTGGACTATCATTAATTCTTCCGGGCATATTATTAAAAGGTAATACTACTCCAATAACTGTAAAAGCCTTTGCAGGAACAGCAAATGTAATAGTTTTAACAGGATTTGTAAATGAGATAGCATAATGGCACATAATGTTTTTAGGAATAGAAGAGATTTAGGATCACAGTTATACTGTAGTCAGGTAATTACACAAGACTATAGAAGAAATTATCCAAATACTGAAATTCCATTAATTACATTTAAAACATCTAAATCAACAGGATTTTTTGGAGAAATAGCAAGGTTAAGTGGAACAGGATTAGCTAAATGGGATATGGGAGATGGAACTATTCAAAACTCTAACTCTTTTATTTACAATTATGCAGATACTACTACAAAAACAGTTAATATATATTTAGGTACATTAATTGGAGAAACTGATATAACATCTTTAAGAGTTTATTCTGATTTAATTTCAGGTACTTTGAACTTATCTAGGTTTAATGGATTAGTTGATTTACAGGCTTACTCTAACGCATCATTAAGTAGTGTTATATATCCGACTAATTCCACAAGTTTATGGACTAATATTTCTCTATATTCTACCGGATTAAGTGGGATACAAGATTTATCTAATATTGATATTGCCGGTACATTTCAAATATATTCAATTGCTGGAGTTACAGGGATTTTACATAAAGTAACATCAAGAACATTCTCAACATATTATGTTTCAAATAATAATATGACAGGTACACATGATGTATCTATGTTAACTGGGTGGGGAGGAGATATAAGAGGAAATGGAAATGTAAATTTAACTACTTTAGTTTGTCCTACTTCTAGTACAATAATTTCAATTTTTTGGTGGAATGGCTGTAATCTGGGTTATTTAGATATATCAGGTTTATTAAATATAGGAGGTAACTTTCAAGTTCAGACTAATCCAAATTGTCAATATTTAACATTACCTACAACAATTAATAGACAATTTACTACATTCAATGCATCAGGATGTTCTTTGGATGTAACTTCAGTAGATGCTGTATTTAGTAAATTAAATACATGGTATACTGCTAACCCACCAACAGCAAATTTAACAATAAATCTTAGTGGAGGAACTAATGCCGCTTTAACAGGGGGATTAGCTAATCCAGATTTAGTATCTTTAAATAATATATTTACAACAGCAGGAAGAATACTTTTTGCAACTTTTAATTAATTTTTATTTACAAACAATTTAATTTTTTTATTATGCCAGGAATTGATATGAAGGGGGATGGCGTTAAATTATTCATCGCCATAATTAAAGAAGATCAAACACCACAATTAGTTGAAGTGTTTTCATCTGTTGAAGGATCTAGTGCTATATCTTCAAATAGTACATCGTTACCTAATCGTAAAACAATGATTAGAAGTGTTAAACAAGAAATTCTTGATTATATTACTTCAATTGGAGCAGTATATGATGAATCAGTTGTAATTCCTGACTAAATGTTAAATTTAGGAATTATAAAGCAGCAATTTCAAACTGTCGAGGACAATTTAGGAATTGCAATTGATAATTTAAATGATTATCAATCTTATATGAATAAACAATTAGCTGAAAATTTATTAAGTTCGTTAGCAACATGGTATGAAAATAGTACACCTACTGAAAACGTTATTTATAAATTAGATATTGCTATTGAAACTATTCAAACTAGTTTAAGTTTATTAAGAATTCAACTTGCTTTTATTAGTGCAGGAAAAACTTTTACATTATATTGTATAGGTGGAAATATTTAAATAGTTGGGAGCCAAATCTCCCAATTATTCTATTTAAAATAATTTAATTTAGTATGACATTAATAGAACAAATATTTGGATTAAGTGATAAGTTAATACCCTCTGGTGGAACTACTGGACAAGTATTATCTAAAGTTGATAGTAGTGATTATAATACACAATGGACTACTATATCTGGAGGAGGTACTGGTATTGAATTAGATCCAGTATTCCAAGCATCTGTAGCTTCAGCAATTAGTTTACAAGACTACACAGATTGGACTATTGCATATAGTTGGGGTGATCATGCTACTATAGGATATCTAACTACTGAAACTGATCCAGTATTTTTAACCTCAGTAGCTTATACTATAAGCTCCACTAATGTTACTAATTGGAATACTGCTTATTTTGATAGTCATGTACACTCCAACTTTGATATAATAGAAGGAATTATAGACTCTGGTTTTGGAGATCAATTCTTATCAGATGACGGTACATATAAGTCATTAACTGTATTACCTACTGGAACAGATGGATACGTTCTATTTAATGATCTAGGTACTATGGGTACAGATAGTACCTTTTACTTTGATAAAGTAACCAGTACTCTGACTTATGAAGATGGTGATGTACAAGGATATTTATACTTTAATTCAACTGATGTATATATAAGAAATAATGGAAGTGGTGATTTAACATTCTTTGATGGGAATGCTGGGCTAATTACACTTTCAGATTTAATAACAGGATCGACTAATTACTGGACTCAAATAGGTTCAGATATACATTATAGTTCTGGTAATGTAGGAATCAATACAACTACATTTACTGAATCACTTAATGTTAGTGGTAATATATTAGCAGATGATTTTAACAGTAAATATTATAGGTTTAACGCCTATGATAATATATGTATAGGAGATACTGCTGGAGACGGGATTACAACCACAAACTTATTATTTATAGATAATAATGCGCTTGGTACAGCATCTACATTTCCACTTATCAAAGGGGACTTTTTAAGTAGGTACGTTGAGATTAATGGAGAATTAACTCTTAACTATGGGATACTTAATTTCGAAGATGCTAATCAGAAGATATACTCAGATTTAGGATATTTGTATGTGCAAGATCAGTATATCAACAGTGGTAGTCCAATAACATTCGTATCATTTATAGATGGTACATATAACTCATTAAAGACAGATTTTGCATCTTACTTAAATGTAGCTGCTATAACTGCTGCTAATATATCAAATTGGAATAGTGCTTATGGAGGAATACATAATCCTGTAACTATAGGAACAGCTAATGGACTATCACTAGCTACTCAGGCTTTATCCCTAGCACTAGCAAGTACATCTACCACTGGGGCATTATCTAGCACTGACTGGAATACATTTAATAACAAACAAGCTACTATAACAGCAGATGTAGATTATTTAACTCCGGGAACTGCTGCAACTACCTATGAACCTGCTCTAGGTAATCCAGGGACTACAGGATATGTATTAAGTTCTACAGATGCTGGAGTAAGAAGTTGGATAGCAGTATCTAGTGGAGTAACTCCTATAGATGGAATACTTGATTGGTCTACTGATGTATATCAACCATATGCTGCACATCCAGGTTCTACTGTCTTGCAATTTTATTCAGGCACTACTACTCCTACTGGAACTACTCGATTAAATTTAAATGGAAATCTATATACTAATAATTTAAATTCTGGAGTATTAACTGCAACTGAAGCAAATATTTCAAAAGCAGATAGAGCATTATCAATATATGGAGGTAATGGGGCTGCTACATACCCATTAGTTAGGATATTAAATAATGCAACTTTAACAGCAAATGAATCTAATAATTCAATATTAAATTTAAGTAGAACATGTGATGGTCAAAGTTTATATACTGCTAATGGAAGTATGCTTCTTATAGAAGATAGTCCCGTTAATCAAGCATCTACTGTAATTGGTTCATCTATATCTATAGTTATTGATGGAAATGAAAAAGTAAGACTATATCCTCGTATAGTTAATTCTGGAACTAATAAGGCCTATGTATTTGATACACGTAATACATTAAGTGGAACCACTAGATTATTATCAATACAAAATAACACAGTAGAAAGATTTAGAGTTACTCCAACAACTACAGATATGGGGGATATTATTGGGGGTAATATAGTCACTGTAACAAATGGAGATTTAACGTCTACTGGAACAATTACTCCAGGAGGTAGATTAATGATACCAATGGGAGAAATTAGTTATTTTAACACTACAGGAACAACAATAACTATAACTGGGGTGTCAGATGGATCAACTAATATGGTACTTGTTAATCCAACTACTACACTTAATAATGATATGGAATTTGATAATGGTGGTGGAAATACAGGTAGATTAAGGTATATAGGAACTGCAACTAGAACCTTTCATGTAGCGTGTAGTATATCATTTAGTGGAGCAACTACAAATCAAGATGGAGTATTTGGTATAGCTAAAAATGGTACAATAGTTGCTGCAAGTAAAGTTATATCTTTTTTAGGATTAACTTCAGATACTAGATCCACAGCATTACATCTCATGGTCTCTCTTACAACAAATGATTATGTCGAATTATACGTTGGAAATATGACAGCTACTAATAATGTAGTAGTTAAGACTCTTAATATATTTGCAATGGGGATGTAATATTATAATTAATTAAACTAACATATGGCAGCAACACCTACTGAAATTAACAATTTTAAGGCCACTATTCAATCGAAACAGTCTGAGATAGGAAATACTATCACTAATATATTATCTATCAATGGTAGGGCTGAAAATGAGGAAATATTAACTAAATTTAAACTCATTAATATATATGGAAATATACTAATAGACTACTTTAGTCAAGATCCATATAACACATATAACTTTTTTACAACTGATGAGATATGGGATATAGTTCAACATTTCAATGAGTTGTCTAATACTGACTATAGCATAAATTTATAAACAAATAATAACTAATTCGCAATTCTCATATAGTTATGATAAATACCGATTTGACAATAATGGACTACATGATAACCATATCAGGGTCATTAATATTAATACTACTAGCAGGAATAGGTTATTTCTTAAGGCAGTTTGCAATAAGTGTTAAAGACCTGAAATTTACAGTAGATCAATTAAGGATTGTTCTTTCTGTTGAACAAGAAAAGATACATAATATAAAAGAGACAGTATCCGCATCATTAGTTAATATAGATACAAAACTTACAGGAATGTCTATTAAGATTGATCAACACGATAGAGATATCACAATACTTAAAACTATACATAGTGATAAAATTTAAAGTTGAGAGATCTCATCTCAAAGATACTTATACAATAGGAGATTTCTATATAGATTATGGAAATGGTTGGGAATATTTCTGTAATACACTGGAAGATACTGTTCGTGATTTAAATCATGACGGTATTAATGAAGTTAGGATATGGGGTAAGACAGCAATACCATATGGTACATACAAGATAACTTGGGCAATGTCCCCAACTTATAAAAAACTAATGCCTCTATTGTGGGGGATTAATGGTTTTACTGGAGTACTCATCCATGTTGGGAATTTCCCAGAAGATACCTTAGGTTGTTTACTTGTAGGTGAAAACAAAGTAAAGGGTCAACTTATCAATTCCATTATAACTTTTAATAAGTTATATAAGATAATGCAAGATAGTAAACAAGAAGAATTCATAATAGAAATTGTATGACACCAGTAGACTATATAAATCAATTACTTAGGAGTATAGATTTTACAGAAGAAGAAATTGTAGATTTCTCTGACATTATATATGATTCCGTACAGAAGATAAAGGATGTGGAATCTCAAATGGCTAATAGAGTTAATTCAAAGTATACAGATGCCTTAGCTTTAATATACAGTGTTTTTGATGGGGATCTAGATAATTTAATAAGAAATTGGAGATATGGATTAAATGAAACAATCTATAATTATCCAATTGCTCCAACATCATTAAATCATATACTTAGTTTATCTGGGACAGAATTAGTTGCTACTATAGATGCTCTTGATATACTACACAAAGCATCTACTAAGAATTTAGGGATATCAATTTATAAAACAGATATTGCTGGAAGAACAAATAGTTCATCTATATTCAACACATCTACTGGATTATATCAATATTCAGGACCTTGTGAACGATTGACTAAAGGATTAAATATTACAAATAGTAGAACATATTGGATGAATGAAGTAGGAAATGTTACTACTCGTTTAGATTATGCCCATCAAATATGCGAGAAGTTTAATATAGATCCTGCTACATATGTTATATGTTTAGATAAACCACAGCCACAGGACACAGAAGGTGATTCTGCCCTACCTACTTCATTATATGAAGAAGCTGTTACATATAACTTAGCACAAGGATATGGATTTAAAATGTGGGAAATAGGTAATGAACCATTCTACTGTTGGGGAGTATACTCAACAGAGTCGGTATATGCTGCATATGTTATTGCTGTATCAGCAGCTATCAAAGCAATTGATCCTTCAGCTCTAATTGGTATATCTCCTATGAGAAAAGGAACTAATTGGGGGAACACTTGTTTAACTCTAGCAGCAGGATCGTACGATTTTGTTTCACCACATTGGTATGCGTGGGCTAATTTAGATAATGTAACAAGTGATGCTGCTGTTCTAAGTGAAAACTATAGAACCATAGATTATCAATGTTATTTAAATAATACAATTAAAACACTAAATCCTACAAAAGAAGTATATCAATTTGATACAGAATGGAGAATATTTGCAGAAACCGCAACTACTACTGGAGAGAATGATATACATTGCGGTAATATACTTGGAGCAATGCATCTTGCTGTAAGGATGATATATACAGTAAGAGACGGATATTTAAGAGGATCTTCATCTTGGTCATTAAATGGAGGAAGTCCTGGATCTACAGTAGTTGCAGGAACTTATGTTCAAGATAGTGTTACATATGCAGCAGATGGTAGAACTTCAGTAGTATATTGGACTAAGTATTACTTTGCAAGATATATATTTGACAATGTAGTTAACTTTACAGGTACGTGTCCTTCTCATACAGGAACTGTACAAAGATATGTAGATGAAGGATCTGGTCCACTTACTGTGGAAGTAACAGGTCCTAGAACTCCTATGTTATGTACAATGAATTCAGCAAAGACAAAGTTAGGAATAATTGTTGTTAATGGTACATCAACTGCTACAGATTTTAATCTTACATTATCAGGATTTGTACCTATAAATATAGAGGCTAAGAGTATAACTCAAGCTACTATAGATGATTTTCAACTTATTTCAGATCAACCAGAGATAGTATCTCCTTTAACTATAACATATGAATCAGATAGCTTAACAGGAACTCTTGCTGCTAATTCTATTAACTTTATTGAACTATCTAGAACAGATATCCCAGTTTTAGTTGACGAAACATATCAGATTAATTTTGGTTCGGCAGATTATGCTAATGGTTGGAACTCTATAATACAGATGACTGCTGGATGGAGATTAGATATGTTAGAATCTACACAAGGTAATATAAATGTCGTAGGTGTTAAATTAGTTGATGCTTGGTTAGTTGGAAACAATGCTGGCATGACTGGGGGTATTTATCCAGATCCGGTAAGTTTAAATTCATTCTACACCGCTGATGACATTGTACGTGAAATTCTAGTATATAATTTAAATCCAGATAGACTATATTCATTTACATTCTTTGGTTCCAGAAATACAACTGGTACTAGAGTTTGTCAGTACACTATAGGAACTACTGTAGTAGAATTAGAAGCAATTCAAAATGCTAATAATACTGTAACAATTTCTAATGTTACTCCAAATGCTAGTGGAGAGGTATCTATATTTGTTAATAGAAAACCAGGAAGTTCATATGGGTATTTAAATGCAATGGTTATTGAAACTTTAGTATAATTATTATGACATTAAATTTAGACAATATAAATAGACCTTCTCACCCTAAGTGGAAGAAGATAGCTGATATAGCATTATATATGCTTATGGCAGAATTACCACTTGTAGCTATGTTACCAACAAGTGATACAGTTAAATTATGGATAACATTAGGATTAACTCAAACTACAGTTATTATTAAAGCAATTAGTAAATTTACATTAGATCCTGATTATGTGGACAATACTCTTATCGAAGATTCAACAGATAATAAATAGTAAATTATTCTTATATTTAATTATAGGAGGACTTGTATATTTCTGGATTGTAGATAGAAAACAATTAAGAGATAATATAAGTAGATTGGAAACTAATCAGATTGCTCTCACTACTAATAGTTCTATTCAGCAACAGGTATATCTTGGAGAGTTTAAAAAATTACATTCTAAGGAAGATAGTATAGCTAAGTTAGTTGGATTGAAACCTAAAGACATAACTAACGTAGTAGTTAATAATTATCATTATAAAGATACTACTATTGTAGAAGTACCTCTAATTCCTAAGGATTCAACTTCTAAAGATACCTTAACTTTTGTATCTCCAATTAAATGTGGGTATGTATCGGGAGAAGTATATCTTAAGAATATGACTATTAAGATAAAGGAAGTAGATACTAAAGATACTTTACATACATTTCTGTATGAGAACTACAATAGATTCTTAGGATTCTTATGGAAACGTAATAAAAGATATGAGGCAGTAACTTATAGTGAATGTATGAATAAAGTTATCAATACAGAAGAAAACATTAAAATAATTAAATAATGGAATTTCAATCGTTACCATTAATTATAAGAGATCTAGTTCGAATTATCAGGGGAAGTGTAGAGACTCAATCTGAAACTATATCTGATAGACAAGTAGAATATTGGATACATCAGTATAGAGCATTATTACTTAAACAAGATATAGATAAGAATAAAGTTCCTAATCCTGACTATATACAAGAGATAAAAGGATTACATTTATCTCCAGTAGATGTTACTGAGATACCTAGTAAACCAATAAATAAGTATGTACTTAAGACAGATTTGCAATTACCTAAAACAATAGATTGTAACTTTAAATCAGGATTTACTTATATAGGTACATCTAATGGTAGAGAGATACAATTTGTCCCACAAGGAAGATCGTTCTGGCAGAAATATAAATTCTATACACAGAGTGACCCAATTGTATACTTAAAGAATAGGTACTTATATGTAGAAAATGGAGACATATTAGAGTACTTAGATATAAGAGGTATATTTGAAATACCTACAGAAGTATCTCAATTTATAAATCCTACTATAGGAACACCTAGTTATGATGTAACAACAGATAAGTATCCTATCCCAACTAATATGTTACCAGTACTTAAACAAATGATACTTAAACAAGAGTTACAGATTATGACAAATCAAGTATCTGATATATCAAATGATAGTGCTAATAATACGTTAAAGAATGGGTGAAGAAGTTAAACAGAAGAGACATAATAAGATTCCTAATCCATATAATAAGAAACATTTGTATGATCACTACTTAACTACTATAGATACTACATCTATGTATTATGTAGATTCAGAGACATATTATAAGATAATAAATCAATATTATCAAGCAGTAATGGATCAGATGATACATGAATCTAAGACTATAAAACTTCCTTTTAGATTAGGACATATCTATATAGAAAAGAAGAAACCTAAGATTATAACACATAGAAATGTTGGGATTGATTGGATTGAATCTAAGAAGTTAGGAAAATGGGTACTGTTTTCAAATGATCATAGTAGAGGATTTAAATTCCAGTTCCATTGGAGTAAGATGTTTTGTAGAGTAGTTAATAGAGAATATTATAGATTTGTTGCTAGTAGAAATAACAAAAGGACTTTAGCAAAAGTAATTAAAGGTGGTAATGTAGATTATTTAGAAAGATAAATGAGACAAGAAAAAGTTTGTGGAATATATAGAATACTTAATAAACTAAATAATAAGTTCTATATAGGAAGCTCTATAGACATATATAAAAGATGGTATACCCATAAAAATGACTTGACTAAAAATAAACATCATGCTAAAAAATTACAAAGAGCTTGGAATAAATATGGGGAAAGTCATTTTAGTTTTGAGATATTAGAAACATGCGAACCTATTAAAGATACCTTAATTTTACTAGAACAAAAATACTTAGATTTAAATCCTTGTTATAATAGTTCTAAAGTTGCCATAAACCTAATTGGATACAAACACTCAGATGATGTGAATAAATGGAACTCTGAACGACAAATTGGAGATAAGAGTCATAGATGGGATATGGTTTTATCTAAAGAACTAAGAGATAAAATTAAAAAGTCAAACGAGGAGTATCATTTAAATAAGTCAGGAAAATTAAAGATTCGTAGAAATTACAAATTACACAATTGTGTTTCTAAGATTGCTAAACCAGTAGTTATGATTGATGTATTAACAAATGAGATACTGAAGGAATTCCCTAGTATAATGGATGCAGCAAGATTTATCGAAGATGGACATTGTAGAAATAATATAAGAAGGGCTTTACGTAAACAATGTAAGACCGCTTATGGATATAAATGGAGGTTTAAAAATGATTTATAATTTAGTATCTATTAAGAAAGTAATTGCAAAGGTAGCAACTGATCTAAATTGGAACGAGGAAACACATAGGATAAGTGACTGCATAGAGTGGGCAGGAGAGGCGTTAAAGAAGGTGGGAGCCTACCCACAATTTGTAACAAAAGTTACAGGTAAGGACGAGGTTCCTTTATTAGTTATAGAGGATTATCAAGCTAAACTTCCTACAGATCTATATAGTATTAATCAAGTAGCTTATAGTTCTAGTATAACTGCTCCATATTATCCAATGAGAGCAGCAATGGGTAGCTATTCATCTAATCATGGAACTACATTACAATACGGTACAGTAAATGATGTACCTAGTAATACAACTAGTTCTGAAAATATAACTACATTTAGTGGAGATCGTCAGTATAGTATAGTTGGTGGATATATAAAAACTAATATCAAAGAAGGTTATTTATTACTATCATATCAAGCTATCCCAGTTGATGACGATAACTATCCAATGGTTCCAGATGATGAGAGTTTCTTTGAGGCACTCTATTGGTATATCAATATGAAGTTAATGTATCCAAAGTGGGTAGCAGGACAGATTAGAGATGCAGTATATTATGATGCTAAATCTTCATGGAATTACTATCGTAAACAGGCTTATGGAAATGCTATGATGCCTAATTCAGATGAATTAGAGACAATTAAGAATGTATGGATTAGACTTATTCCAGAAATTAATGCTAGTAAATCTTTCTATTCTAATATAGGTGACCAAGAGTTTGTATACAATAAAAATACTCGATAATGGCTAATGTAAATAAACAGTCTGCAATAAATACTTTTACTAAAGGTATGAATAAGGATTTAGATTTATCTGTTCTACCTAAAGAAGCTTATTTACATGCTCAAAACTTTCGACTTGTTACAAACGAAGGATCTACTACTACAGCGTTAGAAAACATAGAAGGTAATAGTTTACTATCTAGTGCATTACCTAGTGGGTATAGTGCTATAGGATCTGTATACGTAAGAGATGAAATTATTATATTTGCTACAAATAACACATATAGTAGAATATATCTAGCTACATTATCTTCAACTAATACATTTGTATTAACTTTATTGTTCGACGATTCTACTACATCAGACGGGAGTAGATTAGATTTTGATACATCTAATCTAATTAGAGCAATAGGAAGATTTGAAAGTCCTACTATAAAGAAAGTCTATTGGACTGATAACAACAATAGAATTAGATTCTTTAATTATGCTGATACAAATGTTATAAACTTTGTAGCTAGTCAATTTGATAGTATACCTAGTTATATTGCTTCTCCCATAGAAATAGATTCATTAGGAGTTGGTTCATTGAAATCTGGATGTGTACAATATGCTTATCAACTATATAATTTAAATGGAGCAGCATCATTCTATTCTGCTACAACTAATTTAATACCTTTAAGTAATAGTTCGCAAACTGGATCAGATGCGTTATTTACAGGAAGTGACGAAGGGATAAATAGTGGTAAATCTGTATTATTTCATATAGATAATCTTGATGATACCTTTAATAGAATAAGGATAATTAGATTACAACATAATACATTAATAGATCTTCCAGAAATAACTATTATAGAGGAAACAGTTTTAGCAGGAACTACTATGAGTTTTATAGATAGTGGAACTCAAAATATTGCTAATATAGTTGTTGAAGACTTTAATTTCTCTAACTATGATTTTATATGTAAAGAATTAGAAACTAAGAATAACATATTATTTGCGGCTAATATAACAGAGAGTATATGGGATACAAATTATGATGCTAGAGCATTTAGATATAATAGTTTTGGGTATTGCGATATACATAATGAAGATGGAGTATCAGAACAAATAAGGTTTACCTACTCAGATTTATCTGGAAATCCCCCAAGATATTATTATAATGGGAGTGCTACTCCAACAATAGGAGTTCCACCAGAAACACATGATAATTTTAATACTACTAATATATCAAGTATCACTACTTCTCCGGTAGATTTTATATATAAAGGAGATCATATTACAATAGGAGGACAAGGAAGAAACGTAGCATATGAATTTTCTACAGAAGATATATTTGGTTACGGAGACTTAGGCAGTGCAGTTAATGAAACAAATCACGTAGGTAATACTAATTCACTAACTATATCAGAAAAGGTATCTCACATGAGAGATGAGGTATATGCATATGCTGTTGTATTATATAATAGTAAAGGACAAAAAAGTTATACTAAATGGATAGGAGATGTAAGATTTCCAACCATATACAATAGTACTTTATATAGTTTAGGTAATTTAAATGTTACAAAGAATTTATATATAAACTTTACTTTTAATAACTTACCGAGTGATTGTGTAGCAATACAAATAGTACGTTGTGAAAGAACTGCAAAAGATAGAACTATACTTGCACAAGGATTAGTAAGCGCCACTAGAACTTCCCAAAATGGAGATTTCTATTGTCCAACTCTTCCAGTAACAACTATATACCAATATCAATTAGGGACTAGTTATTTTTCAAAAGTAATAAATAAAAACCTAGTTACTTTTTTATCTCCTGAAATATCTTTTGGAAATAATATAGAATTTGCTTCTGGAGATAAATTAGAAGTAAGTCATTATACTAAACAAAGGGTGGAATTGTATAATACTAATAATTCTTCAACTTTTGTACAAAGTCCTATATATAATTATAATACTGATACAGGTGTTGTAGTAATTAATGCACATGGAGCATTTGCAGGAACTCTAACTAAACAATCTATATCTATAGATGATTTTAAAATAGCCCCGTATTCAAATACTCCTCCTGGTAGTAGTGAGGATATAGTAGCTTCAATGCAAACTAATGTAAATGGATATGACTATGAAAACTACATAAGGCAAGCAAATGGAACTGCTCAATTACAAGGAGTACATGGTACTTGTGGAGTAATATACTTAAATACTCCATTTTCAATGGTTGGAGTAGACGCTTCACCAGGACTTTACTATCTAATGGCAAATTATAAAAGGTATATTAAACCTTATGGAGGAGCATCTTATGAAGCTAGAACTAGAAGAACCTATCTACCTGTAAGTAATATATTACCTAAATCGGGGTCTTCTGTAACTACAGTTATCACTAAAGGAGATACATATATCTCTTTCTTTGAATATCAAAGAGGGATGATAGCAGCATTAGAAGGAACAGGACAAGTTACAAAAGAAGAGTTATTTTGTCAAGTTATTAGATTTCCAGTAGAAACTTCTATTAACACTAGGTGGAGTTCTAATAAAACATTTACTCAAGTTTATAGTAGTACTGCTAATACTCCTATTAATACTAATGCAATAACTATACAAGAAAAAGCTGGGGTATGGTCAGCATCTGCTGGAGGAATTGACAGTTACACACAAGAGAAAAACCTGTATAGTTACAATTCTGTATACTCTAAACAAAATAACATTACTAAATTCTATCCTAAACCTATAGACATAACTACTAATAGAAATTACGATTCTAGAGTTATAGCATCAGATGTAAAAATTAATGGAGAAGAAGAAGATAGTTGGACTAAGTTCAGGCTACTTAATTTTATAGATGTAGATAGTAAATATGGGAAGATTAATAGTTTAAAAACTAATGATAACAACTTACTATTTTGGCAAGATAAAGGATTTGGTGTACTCTCAGTAAATACTAGATCTCTTATATCAGATAATAACACTTCTGCTTTAACATTAGGTACAGGAGGTATATTAGACAGGTATGATTATATATCTACTGAAGTAGGTAATATCAGTCAGTTTGGTATAATAACTGGTAAGACTGGAGTATTCTGGTTTGATAGTTACAATAAAACATTTTATAAGTATTCTCAAGGATTGGAATCTTTATCTAAAGTTAAGGGTATTCAATCTTATGTAAATACATTTGCAAATAAAGAAACCATATGTATAGGATTACATGATAGTAAATATACAGAGAATATATTTACACTGAATAATGGAACTACCAAAACTACTATTGCTTATAACGAAATAGTAGATGCATTTACTTCTTTCTATAGCTATACTCCAAGTATATATATAGGATTATTTGATGGTAGATATATAACTCAGAACAATGCTGAATCGTTCTACTTACATAATAGTGGGATAGTTAGTGAATTCTATGGAAATACAGATAGTTCATATATAACATTTGTATCAAATGATAATTATCAATATACTAAAATATTCGATAGTTTTAATTATAAGACTAAAGTAACAAATGGGAGCATGGAATTGTTTGCTCAAACATTTAATACATTTAGTGTATATAATAGTAAACAAAATACTGGACTTACTAGTTTAAATACTAGTAATACAATTAAACGGGAAGGGTCATTTAGTGTAGCTATTCCTAGAAATGCTGTTAATAGTAATATAGAAACAAATGTAGATATTCTTAATCCAGTTAATTTAAATACATCTAGATTATTTAGAGAACGTATTAGAGATAAATATTCAATAATAACATTAACATATGATAACACAGATGGTTATAAACTAAGTGTTCCGTATGTAATAACTAATTACCGTATATCATATAGATAATGAAAAGACCTAATAAAAAAATAAAGAGGTATGCTGGGGGTGGTGAATTCACAATGCCTTATGAATTAACGAGTGCAGGATTAGATAATGAATTATCCAATCAATCTGTACAAATGAATAAATTAAGTGAAAAAGGAAACGGTATTGGTGGATTTGATCCTATGTCTATGGCGGTACAGCAACTTAGTGGAGTAACTAATCAAGTTGGTGGACTAGTTGGATCTGCTATTGGTAAAGCCACTACTAATGCGTCTGGTGTACAATCTGGTATTGGAGCTTTTGGACAAGGTTTTGCTGAAAAAGGATTTGGTGTACAAGGACTAATAGGTGGGGTTTCTAATCTAATAGGACTAAAGAAAAAGAATAAAGAAGCTGTAGCATTAGAAAGACAGCAAGAATTAATGCGTACTCAGCCAATGCGTAATCAAATAAATGCTAATATACAACAGGGTTTAGTTCCTAATCAAGCAGTATTTAAATGTGGTGGTAAATCTAAACGTAAGATGAAATATCCAGGAGGTTCTGGATCAACACCATCTCCTCAAATTACTCCATTACCAAAGTTAGGAGATATAGCAGGATTAGATACTACTAAGACTAATGAAATATTAAATAATGATAGGATAGCAATGTATAACTATCCATCTGCTAATGACCCAGAACTACTTAAAAAGTATTCAGATCCTCAACAAGTTGGTAGAGCTAGTACAATATTTGCAGAGAGTAAAAATCCTCAAGTAAGAAAAGACTTTCTATCTGGATGGAATACAACTTATGGTAAAAACAATAGTTACCTATATGATCCTGAAGCTAGAGGACTAGCACCATTACAATCAGATGATCCAAGACCTTCTGTACAGAAAAGATATGGTGAATTATACAATCAATATTTCCCTACTCAACAGACTCAAAGTAAACGTCTTATGGGAGGATCGGCAGTAGGATCATATGCTAAAGGAGGTTATGCAGTAGATGATAGAGGATTTGCTAATAGTGAATTGGAAGACAATGAAGTATATCGTACACCTAAAGGTACTATATATCAAGTAAATGGACGTACACATGCAGAAGGAGGTGAACAATTTAACCTTCCACAAGGTACTGAGATACTTGGTAAGAATATAGTTCCCGGTACTAACAAGTCATATAAAGACTTTGGTGATAAACTAATGAAGGATTATAATAAGTTTACAAAGATATTATCTGAGAAACATACTCCATTGGCTAAGAAGACAGCTACTATGATGTTAGATAAGACTCAGAAACAGTTCTCAGAGTTAATGCAACATCAAGAATCTATGAAAGGATCTCATCAAATGCCAGATGGATCAATGATGAGAAATGAAGATATGAACACTCAATATGCAAGAGGTGGAGTTAAACGATATGATGTAGGAAATACAACTGAAGATCCTCAAATTACTCCACAAGATTGGATGTATAATTCAAGTAGTTGGCGAAATAAATTAGATCCTACTAATCCTGAATTTACTAATCTAGGTTCCAATAAGATGTCTACAGACCCAGATAGTAAACAACCTTTTGAATGGCAAGATGCATTAACTGAAGCAGGTACATTAGCTCCAATAGCTTATAATTTATCTCAAGGATTATTTGGTAAAGCACAGAAACTTGATCCTAAACAATTCTATAATCCTAATGAGAATCAGTCTATGAATCTTATGAGAAGTAGACGTTATAATGCTAATCCAGAATTAGAAAATAATAGATTACAACAATCTACTTATTTACGTAATCTTAGACAAGGAGCCGCATCACAATCACAATATCTTGGTGGACTACAGGCTGGTTCTACTATGAAACAACGTGCTGATGCTGAAACATACGCTAGAAAACAAAATACTGATAATCAATATATAGGTCAGGAAGCAGAAATGTTAGGTAACTTTGGAGCACAAAGAGCTCAGACTAATCTAACTATACAAGATATTAATGATAGAAATGCATCTGCTAAGAAATCATATATACCTACAGCATTAAGTCAATTGCAACAATATTCACAAAATGCTCGTATGACTAAGAACTTAAAAGGAAGAGATGCTCAATTAATGGACATCTATAAGAAGATGTTTAGAGGATATTCATTTGCAAAAAATTAAATATGGGAAATATAAGTCGCTACGATAAACCTGCTGAATCACATGTATCAAACACATTTTCCCCCATTCCATTTGATGAAATGATGAAGGCTGGGCAGATTATGGCTCAACAAGCGGATCAAGGTGCTAATGCATTACAAAAGGTCTATGATGATACTTATAATATTAAGTATATTCCTGGATCAAGAGATGAACAATATGTGAAAGAACAGGTACTTCCTGCTACTAGGAAGATATTTGAAAAGTATATCTCTCAGGATATGGGTAATCCAATTATTCGTAGACAAGCTATGAGAGAACTTAGTTCTAATGTAGATAAAAACAGGATAGGTAAGATACAGGAATCATGGCAAGGATGGGCAGAAAATCAGAAGTGGAGACAAAAGTTACAAGCCGAAGGTCAATATGCTGACTATTTAGATACACCAGATACTGGATATGATACTGATACAAATGGAGTATACAGTAAGTTAATCCCTGCTAAACAAGACTTTAGAAAAGAGGCTGAAACCTATTTTAATAATTTAGAACCAGATTCTTATATTACTCCAGGTGGAGAAGTTAAATTAACTATCAATAATCAGAAATTACAAAACACTGCTAAAGGGAATGTACAGTCATTTTTAGATAGTACTGCCGGTAAACAGAAGTTAATAGAATATAGGAAACGTACTGGTGATACCGAAAGTGCTCCAGAAAAAGTAGCCTATGACTATCTACTCGAAGTTGGTAAAGAAAAACTAATGAATCGACATGCAGGGTTTGTACCAGAATATATGACAAGAGGTAAAGATGATTCTCAATATTGGAAAGTAGAGAAGACTCCAGTTGTAGCATTAAAAGAAAGAGACATTAACTCTAGTGATTTTGATATAAAGTCAGGAGTGGAAAAAGGAGGACTTCCTTCATTTAGTCCAATGGGAGCTACCTTATTAGACAATAAGAGTCAAGATAGAAACAAGAAATATAATTATTATAACGAATCTTTACTGGCAAATAAAGAGATAAAAAATCTTGTTGGTATAATGCCTAAAGAAAACCAAGATCAGTATGCAAAATTACTAGATGGTAAGTATAAGAGAGAGAATCCAGAGGAGTACAAAAAATCAATTGGAGAATTCTACTCTAAATTACAGAATACCTATAAACAAATAGAACAGGATTTACAAGAAGGCTCATACTTAAATGCTTATTATCCAGATGAAATATCTGGTATACCTGAGTCTAAACTTAATAACGTAGATACTCAAACTAAGTATATGTTTAGAACTAATAAGTTAAAAGAATTAGGATCAGGTATTATACAGAATAGAGAGTTTATAGATCCAGAATCTGGTAAAGTATATAATGGTAAAGACTTCTACGATAGTGTAATTAAGAAGGAAAGTAAAGCTAATGAAGATGGTTTAATTTCTGTAACAGGAAAATATCATTATGAAAATCCATTTACAGCATTGACAGATAATAATAATTTCGGTAATTCGTACCAAATTAGTGTTAATGGTAAACAATATGTAATGTCTGGAAGTGCAGGAGATTATTCAGATCCTTTGTATAAGTACAACGCTAATGCTAATAAGTCTTTTAGTCAAGTTAAATATAATCCAGGAGTAGCAATTGATGAGGGAGATGGTACAGAAAAGTTATATCAAGATGGTATATACTATATTAAAGATAAGGATAGTGACCAAGTAATTGGTAAATCCAGACAATTTGAAGATGCTTATAATGCTGCTAGAGAATACTATAAAAATAAGAAGTAATTATGCCAATAGATATTTACGACATAGAACAAACACCTGTATCTGATAGATATAAAACACAATACGATGAACAGTTTGAGACATTACCAGAAATGTCTCTTTCTGTTGATAGAAGTAAGTATGACGAGGGTTATATCTATAATGAAACAGATCCATATAAATCACTTAATAAACAGAGGGCTTCTAATCAATCTACATTTGCACAATTTGGTTCAGCATTGAATCAGGCAGTTGTAGGAGAAGTAATAGGAGGTACAATAGAAGGATTAGGATATCTACTTGATGTAGAACAATATGCTAATCTAGCTAAAGGTACTGAACAAGAGTTTGGTAACTGGTTTAGTGATATAGGTAAGGGATTACGTACATGGTCAGAAGAAGAAACTCCTATTTATGTAGATCCTGATCAAGATGCTTTTGCACCAAATAAAGCTAGTTGGTGGATGAGTAATATACCTTCTGTAGCATCTACTCTATCATTAATCATACCTTCTGCCGGGGTAGTCAGGGGACTATCATTATTAGGTAAAGCTACTAAGATTGGTGAAGAAATGGGATTGGCAACTAGATGGGCAGCTAAAGGATTAACTCAAGCTGTAGTATCCAGACATATGGAAAATGTAATGGAAGCATCTGGTACATTCAATGAACTATATGAAGAAGGTTTATCAGAAGGATTAAATGATGTAGATGCTAAACGTAAGGCATCAATTGGAGCAGCTAACTCATATGAAATGAACTGGGTTATGTTAGCACAAGACATACCTCAATATCTCCTACTTAATAGAGCTTTTAGTAAAGCATCTCTAGATAATACTATCGCTACTGCTCGTGCTATGGGTAAATCTGTAGCCCCAGTATTTGGTAAGAAAGGTGCTGCAATTACTTGGGATATGTTAACAGAAGGTGGTGAAGAAGCTTATCAATATATAGTTGGTGAAGAAGCTAAGTATCAGGCTCAGAAAGCATTTGATCCATCTATAGAATCATCCTTTGCAGATAGATTAGATAAATACTCTAGAAATGGAGAACTATGGACTAGTGCATTCTTTGGAGCACTAGGAGCAGGTGTAACTCAAACTGCTGGTAAAGCTATAAATAAACTTACTCAAGGAATTAAAGATCCTCGTGTAGAAGATATAAGATCTTGGGGTAGTCAATTTAGTTACTGGAATCAACGATTGAAAGAAGCTCAGGAATCAGAAGATGAGTTATCTGAAAGATATATCAAAGATAATCTATGGAGTACTATAGGTACTAAATCTGCATCAGTTGGAAATACTAGAAATGCTATGGACTTCTTAGAAGCTATGCAGAATCCTACCAAAGAAGATTTAGAAACATTCGGAGTAAATGAAGATGATCTCAAAGTATTTAAGTCAGAGATACCAAAAGGTGTACAACAATTAAAACGTATAGGTGAGTTATATAACTTTAATTCTAAGAAGTATGAACCTAATCGTGCAGCATTAGTAACACAATTACAATCTCAATTAGAGAATGGAGTTAAACATAGGGAAGAATTAGTTCGTAAGATTAATCAAAAGAAACAGGAACTTAATTATTTAGATGATTTATATAAAACTCCTTTCATAGCAGAATATGTTACTGATAAGACAGAGTATTTAAATCTAAAGAAGTCTATCAAGTTATTTGAGAAACTATCTTCTAATGAAAGGACTCCAGAAAGAGAAAAGACTGCTTATGCAGAAGCTCTTAATAGATCTAAAAAGGAACTAGAAGTCTTAGATAAGAAATTAAAGGATACTCGTTCTTCATTTGATTCAAAGATTGAGAAGGGAGATTCAGAAGAAGTTAAAAGTACTAAGAAAGCTAAACAAGAGATACTTGCTCAGATAGATAAGATTACTGCCCCAGCATTAGACGAATATATGTCTACTAAGCAACAGTTAGATCTATTTGACAACCATATTAAATCATTACAGAAGTCTCTATTTGATATAGAGAGTGGGAAATCTATATCTACTAAGGAAGAAAGAGATAATTATGCTGAGCAGAAAGCTACTGAAAAAGCTGAAGCTAAACAGTATCTACCAACTATAGATGATCTTGTAGAAGATGATAATGGTGTATATAAAGTTATATCAGAGAATGACGAGGATGATACTATTGAATTACATCAATTAGACGAGAAGGGAGAGATGATACCTGGATCTCCTACAAAGATTGTACCTAGAGCATCAGTTAGTATATATGCCAAAAAAGGGGATAAAGAAGCTCTAGATTCAACGGAACCATTAAATGATATAGATATACCAGAAGATATAAAAAAACCTGACTATGAGCCTAAAAGAGGCCTTAAATCAATTGCTGAGGTTATAACATATCGTGGAGTTAATTATAATGAACAAACTGGAAAGTTTACAACAGATACTCGTAATGCTGAATTAGACAATTATATATCCAATCCTACTAATACTTTAGAAGGAGATGAGGTTAGTATGTCTATTGATACTAATACTACATTCTCTAGATTCTGGAATATCAATAAATCTATTAAAGACAAACTTGATAAAGGAGAATTTCTTACTACAGAAGAAGCTAATAAGTTATTAAACTCTAGTCATCTTGTAAGTGGTAAAGAAGTATATGATCAAGTAGTTGACAAGATGCCTATACAAGTTGCTTATAAGACTAAGGAAGGTAAAGAGTTTAAAGGTGGGATATACTACCATGATACAGATTACGTAGACAAACACTTAATTATTCCAGAAGCAGTAACTAATGTTGAGGAATATAAGACTAAGGAAAAAGAATTAGTTAGAGATACTCGTAGAAAGATACTATATACATTACTTACTGGAAATAATGTAGTAATGTCTAATGTTAAACGTACTCAAGGTATACCTAATAATACTAAGAATAAGAACAATATTGCCGAGATACTTAAACAAGATTCTAATAAGATTGAATTAGGTATAGTAGATTCAACTACTCATGCTTGGACTAGTGATGGTAATTACTTATCATCTGGTAAACTTCCTTACAAAGGATATGCTGGGAATGTAATGTTCACTACAGATAAGACATGTGATGGTACTAGAGGTGCTATCAAAGCTAATATATCTAAACTTAGTCCTGAACACGCTGAAATATTATGGGATGCAATCTATTTAAAGAATAAGAAAGGGTCTGGTGGTAGTCAACTACAGTTTATAGACGATAGAATTAAAGGACTTACAGTTGGTGAAGTAATAAACTTATTAGTATTAGAAGGAAGTAGATTAACAAACCCTAGTCATCCAGAGAATGCCAATAGAAATATGAAACATCTGGAAGAAAAGAAACTTTATATAGAAAAAGGATTCTTACATTTTGGTACAGAGGTTATCAACTTAAGTGGTTTATACAAAGGATTAGGTGATATCAATAAAGATAAGGCTAGATTTATAGAATGGGCTACTAAGAATAAGAACTATATAGTATCTAAGAAACCATTTGGTAAAACTGGACCAAATACTAATTCATCCTTAAACAGAGAATACAAACTAGGTTCATGGGAAGCTACTAAGAAGGATACACAATCTGGTATACTAATCAAATACAATGCTATAACTACAGATGTTGAAGAGTTTGAAGATACTGGATCTCTATATCATGCCCCAGTAGTTATAATAGATCCTAAGTCATTAAAAGCAGTTCCTGGTATGAAGGCTAAGAGTACTGCTAAAAAAGCTACTACACAAGTTAATGCTGTACAAGTTAAGGAATCTAAAAAGGAATCACATAAAGTTAAACCTAATACAGAAGGATTAATTGTAATTAGAGATAAGAATATTGATTTAGATGATACATTAATTCCTAATTTATCTAATGAATCTGTTGTATACAACATATCATCTACTAAATATGAAGTAAGTGCTGGAGTATATGAAACAGAAACTAAACAAGATAAGTTATTTGAAATACAAGATGGTAAATACTTATTATTTAGTAAAGCACTTAGAGATACTCTAGGATTAGAAATGAGTGGTGAGAGTGAAGCTGTTGAAATAACAGATACTATTACTACTAGAATAAATAGATTTCTATCTAGACAGGCTAATGTACAAGTAGATACTAAGAATACAAAGGAATCTATAGTTGAGGAAGTTAAGGAATTATCTAAAGTAGAAACTAATAAAGAAGAAGATGTTGTTATACCAGAAGACTATGATCCTACTCTAACATTTGAAAATAAAGGTGGATTTGGTAGTGCTTTAGCAGATATGTTAGTACCATCAACTACTCCTATTAAATACACTAAGTGGAATCAGAAGAAGGAATTAGGTTGGTTATCAGACAAGTTAGGTGATGTCCCTGTAGAAGTAATAGATGGATTAATCTATATAGCAAAGGGCAATAAGAAGGCATTTGGACAATTACAAAGAGACAGTATATTATTGTCTAATGTAGCTTTATCGGGTACTACTTATCACGAGGCATTCCACAGAGTATCAATGTTATATCTAGAGGAATCTACTAGACAAGCTTTATATACAGAAGCTAGAAGTAGATACAAACTTAAGGATTCTACTGATAAAGAAGTAGAGGAATTCCTAGCTGAAGAATTTAGAACATATGTTATAACTCAAGAGAATATGACTGTCTTAGGTAAGATAGGTAAGTTCTTCAAAGAGTTGTACCAATTAGTAAAATCAGTATTTACTGGAAATAAGTCATTGGAAGAATCTGATATAGATAAACTATTCAATGGGATACAAGGTGGTAAGTTTAAATACAATAAAGTATTATCTGATAATCTAGCTAAATGGATTGATAATCCTAACTTAGAATATAGAGATACTCAATTACATCAGATAGATAGTTACAAATACTTTAAACAAATTGTTAAAGGATTATCTGCTGAACTACTATCTGGGGTTAGAGAAAAGTTATTTAGAGAAGCTACTAGTAAGTATGAGGTAATAGGTGTAATAGAATCTGTAGAACAAATAGATTTTGATAAACTAAAGAATAGTATACAGACTGGTCAAGTAGGTCATTATACCAAATTAGCTAAGAGTAATCTGGCACTAATTGATATGTTCAATAAAGGGCAAATAAGCACAGAATTAGCCTCACTGTTGAAAGATCGGTATAAGACTGATAATATGAATCAGATAAAAGAGAACGTGTCACAGGAAGCCTCTAATGCCACTAAAATCAAGGATCTGTATAAAGAAGTTATAGAACACTTTGATGATATCTATAAACCAGCTATTACCGATTATATCTATTCAGAACTATCTATTAAGAAATTAGAAGATGGTGAACAAGATGAGGAAATAGGTAATGAGATAGTTAAGTTTGATAAGTCTGCTTATGAATATAGTGCCAAGGAAAATATGCAGAGTTCTATCAAATTCTTAGTATCTAATTTAAAGTTATCTGACAAAAGAAATGCAGTTACTGGACTAGTTGAAATAGCCCCAATGGGAGAGGTGTGGAGTAAGTTATTAACTAACTTATCTCATCTAGATACTGTTGAGGATATGATAAAAGTATTAGATGTAATAGGAGATACTAATGGATATCAACCTTATAAAGACTTATCTAAGTATTTGAAGATGTCTAGTGAATTAACTAGGACTCAGTTTCAGACTACTATGAAACAACACAGACATACTTTTATAAATACTATAGTAGAAGTTACTGATAATGATGGTCAATTAAACTACGAATTTAGATTTATGGATGCAGATTTACATTCTGCTTCTCAGATGTTACTAAAAGAATGGACTGAAAACTTTATTAAAAGTGATTTCTTCTCACAAGATAAATTCAATGATAAAGGATTTAAGAAATTACAGGATGATTACAATAAGGCTTTAAAGTTATTCAGAGATGACATCAAAGGATCTATTGAAGTTGAACAAAGTGATTATAATAAACATTTAGATAGATTTACAGAGTTATTCAATAGATTAGGTATAAATATCAATAAGGAAACCTTAGCGTTAGGAGCTACTGATATAATTGAGGTGGGTCAAGCGTCTAATAAAGAAGAAGCTTTGTATAAATTAATGAGTGCTGATTTATCTTACATATTTAGTAATGATAGTAGTATTCAACAGTTTATCAATAAGAAAATAGATGATTCTAAGAAAGTCCTATCTAATGAAAAGATTGTAGATAAATTAGCTGAATTATATTCTATTGTTAATCCAATGGATCTGTCTGATACAGTATTAGGTCCAGAAGGTAATAAACACTACAAGTATTCACTCCCTACTTATGTAACAGATATCGTTAAGAAGTTAAGGGAAGATCCTGACTTTAAAGAGAAGTTACTGAAAGATCCTTTTAATAGAGGATCATATATACTCAATGGGGATACTAGTAATTTATCTATAGGTACCTTCAACACTATACTTATTAATAATACTGGAGATGAAGGTAGAGACTATTTATCAATGTCTCCAACTGAAGACTTCCTATATAAACTTAGTGCTACTAGAGCTGGATATTTTATGTTACCTACTCTTGCAGATAGGAAAACATATCCACCAATTAAAGGGGTTAACTTACCTGAAATTAAATATGAGATTGGTCCAAATGGTCCAGTATTACCTGAATGGGTACTAGATATATACTTTAATTACGCTAAAGCTGAGAGAGATAGGATAACTACTGCTCAACAGTTTATAGAAGATAGTAAGGTATCCGATGAGAAATATAAGTCTTTAAGTGATACACAAAAGAATAGACTATCTTTGTATCAAGAAGGCGGTAAGGATAAATATATTGATGTAGAAAAGTTAGTAGAAAATTACCATTATAAAACTAGTGGTAAGTTTGTTATTATAGATGCTGAAAAAAACATATTCTCTAAACCTAATTCTCTTAGGCATATTTTATTTCCAACATTAGAAGGAAAGAAAGAGGAAGACTTTAGAAATCAAATTAGAAAGGACTTAAAGCAACGTATTGATGATACCTTCAATGAAGCAAAGACTTTAAATATATTAGATAATAATACTAATTTCCTACTTAATCAAGCAATTGTAACTAAGTTAACTAATGAGTTTAATGGTGATACTAAATTAGCTTTATCTTCAATTATTGCAGACTTTGAGATTAAAACTCAGATTGCTTCTATTGAAACTATGATGTTGTTTATGGGAGATGTGGCTTTCTATAAGTCTGGTGAAATAAAGAATAAAGAAGGCAAGGTTGTTGGAAGTAGTCCATTTGAAGAATATGTAAAACGTTTATCAGTTGTTACATCTAGTGGTGGATTACTTAGAAGGGAAGTTCCTGGAGAGTTTGAGAATACTCAGTACAATGTAACTACTTTATATGACCAAGAATTAACTAGTGCTTGGTATGACATACTATATAAGAAACAAGAAGAGATACTTAACAAGAAATATACCGATAAAGAATATGTTAAGAAGTTGTTAACTAACTTACTTAGAGATTATAAAGGTAATATTAATCCTACAGATGCTCAGGTATTCATATCTCCAGAAATGCATAGAGAAATTGCTATACGTAAAGGAGAGTGGTCAGATAAGAAACAAATTGCTTATGAATTATTACAATCAGATGAAAAACTTACTCCTGAACAGGAACAAGACTCTCTTAATGTAGTGATGCAACCATTAAAGTATGTTTACTTTGATAGACTATCAGAAGATACTACTAGTACAGACTCTTTAATGATACCTACATATGATAAAATGTCTATGGCTACCTTATTCAGACGTTTTACTAAAGGAACTCAATTAGATGAGTTACTGGATAGAATGGAAGGAGTAGGTAGATATCAGGGATCTGATAAGATCCACATGGTTAAGTTTGAATCTGCTGTTAAAGTAGGTAAAAGACGCAGAATTAACTTATTAGAAAACACTGAAGGAGGTAAATTAGATATTACTAAACCTACTAAAATTACTGATTTATCAAATGCATCTACTTATAAACAGAACTTTGAATATCTAAGACATCAAGTTGTTACTGACCCTCATGATACGGAAGATACTTTATTTGGATCACAAGTAAAGAAAGTACCTCAAGGTAATGTATTACAGGATGCTGACTACACTATAAATGGTGAATCGGTTAAAGGTAAGGATGTACTTAATGCTATTAACAAATCTCTAGGATTACTATCTGATAAAGGTATAACTAAGTTATTAAATAAATTAGGTGTAGATAAAGATGGGATTATAGACGAAGAGTTATTCTATAAGACTCTACAAGATGAAGCTACTAAAGCTGGAATGCCTGAAACAGTTATAGAGTATTTAAGGAAAGTAGATAATAAAGGTAATCACATTCCTATTGATCTATTACCAGATAGAAAGTGGATATATCAGAGATTGATATCTCTAGTAAATAAACATGGGATTGACTTAAAGCTTCCTGGTAATCAATTAGTACAACAATCTGGTTTTGCATCAGGTAATTTAGATTCTACATTTAAAGATAAGAGTAATAACCTTAGATTCTTATTTAATGATAATGGTGAAATTAAAGGTGTAGAAGCTGCTGTATCTGTGCAACTATTTAAAAGTGTTATTCCTGATTATAAGAATAAATCGTATCAAGAAAAAGTTGATTGGTTAAAATCTAATGAAGGTGTGTTAGAAGGATTGGGTTATCGTATTCCTACACAAGGTCAGAACTCTACAGTACCTATTACAGTTGCTCAGTTCTTACCAGAGAATATTGGGGATGTTATAGTCCTACCTAATGAGTTTACAGCACTTACAGGATCTGATTTTGATATAGATAAATTATTCTTTGTAAGATATAACTATACTACAGATAAAGAAGGGGTTGCTCATAAAGTTAGTATGTCTACTGGTACTACTAAAAAGGATGTACAAGATAGGTATAATAATTTAGCAATGGAGATATTTGATGACGCTCCAATTATTGATAATGAATCTCATATTAAATTATTATATCTTAAAAAGAGTAGGTTTGAATTTAAAGGTAAGAATGCTGATTTATATGGTGAGCAAGGTGCTATATATCAGGTTTTACTAAATCAATATACTACATTATTAGATGTTGTAGATAGTGCAATTAGAGCTAATGATATTAAATCAGTGGATATTTATTTAGAAGAAGCTAAAACTATTGAATATAAGTTAATTGAATCTGAAATTTACCATAATGGATTATCAGAAATACAAGATGAAATAGTTGTGCAAAAAGAATTGATAAAAGAAATATTAATTAAGAATGAAGTACTTCCAACAATTGATGACTTTAGGACATGGGGAATTGAGAAGCAACAGACAAGAAAAGCCTTACAGAATCATTTACTTGATAATTATAGGGGTATCCTTCTCAGTGAGCATAATTTTACTTACGCTAGCATTCCTCTTGGAACAATAACTAACAAATTAAAAACTTTATCTAGTAGTATAACTCCTATTGAAGAAACTAAACCTCTCTGGCAATTAGGTGCTGTAGCACAAGCTAGAATTAAGTATAAATACTCTGGTGGTAAAGGAGGGGTAGGTCCAGAATCTCTTAACAACGTACATCATATCATGTGTCAAGTTGCTGGAGTATCCTTTAACTATAATGTAGGATTAGGTAAAGTTGATGAAGATGGTAATACATCTCTACATGATATAGATAGTTTACCAGAAGAAGATGGTCAAATAATAGCTATATCAGACTGGTTATCAGCTTTGATTGATGCTCACGTTGATATCGCAAAAGACCCTTATATTATTAACTTAAATGTTGTAAGTGATACATATGATGTAGCTAACTTATTAGTTCGTATAGGTATGGGATCTAAAACATTTCAATTCTTACCACAACCTATTCTTAAAGAATTAGTTCACGAACTTGATAGTGAAAAAGGTGAGATAAAAGTATCTAGTGTAACTAAACCTATAGATAAAATTAGAGAGAAATATGAGAAATTAGCTGGGAAAACTAGAGTAGGAAGTGGTTATAATCCTTTCAATGATGATTTAGTTGGATTAATTACTCTGGATAAATCAGAGAGGAATGAGATGTGGCATGCTAAACAATTAGCTATACTTAATTTATTTGATACTCTAGATAAAGGTGCTGGCAAACAGTTAAATGGACTAGTAATGTCTTCTAGGGTTGATACAAAGAAATATGCTACTGATTTAATATCTAATGAATTATACATCCAGGCAATGAAGGATATGTATAAGGAGGATAACTTCACTAATTTAGATAAGCTATTAGGATTTGATCCAGAAAATGAACTATCTACACAATCTGATTATAGTACATTCTTAGGAACATATTATAATAATGGTCCTGCAATGTTAAGACAATTATTTGGTAATAAGAGTATTACTGGCACTAAGTCATTTCAAACCGCTCTCTATAGAATAGGTAATTTAGCTGGTATAACTAAGTTTACTAAAGATAGGAAGGGTAAGTTAAATAGGATTGGTGATGAAATATACTCAGCGTTAATGGGTAAGTTCTTTACAGAAGAAATAGGATTAACTGAGGATGATGTAAAAACTATCATGACTAGTGTCCCAGCTTTTGTAAGAGATGTAAAGACTAAACATCCTGAATTATCTGAGAATGTATTAATGGAGTCACTTGTAAAAGGATTAGAAACTATTGATGATCTAACATTTACTGGTATACCATCTATCAAATCTGACGATAATAGAGAAGATTATATGTTTGCTTGGAAAGAATTGCTACAATCTAATAATAAAGATGTAGTAAGTTTTGCTAAGAGATTATATGTATATTCATATTATACATCTGGATACAGACAAGGACTATTTAGTTTATTTCAATATGTACCTGTTGATCTACATATGAAGTTTCAAATGAATGACTTAGAAGTTAGTTTTAAAGACTATGCTGCTAAATTACTTGAAACTATGAGTGATGAAGAAAAAGGTGGAATTGAATTAGGTGACGTAGCTAATACTATATTTAAGAATAATTGGATGAATACATCCTTTACTCCTAGAGTATACGAAAGAGCCATAAGTGCTCCTATTACTATTGGTAAAGATAAGGATAAACAAACTATTGGATCTACTATATTTACTAGAAAGAAGAATCCTAAGACAGGTAAATGGGAAGTTAATGTAGCTAAAGTTGGGAATAATGCAGATGGTAATCCTATTTATCAGCCCACTATACTGTATCAAATTGATAAAGATAATAGTATTCTTATGGAATACATAGGATTTATTGATGATAAGTGGCAAACTCCTGTATATAAAGCTATTCAGAAATTAGGTTATAATAATAAAGGTAGGAGAATTGTTGAATATGGGTTCACTAAATCTATAATTAAACGTAATAATAGTATTAAAGAAATTGATGATAGTAAATTTATGAGTTTAATAAAAGATAAGAGTGCTTATAGTGACTTTGTATATATACCTATGGAAAGTAGGGTAGTTGTAGAAATGCCTATTATAGGCTCACCACAAGAAGATACTACTGAAAAGACTTATACTGTCACTGAAGATAGATCGTTGAATGTAGGGGCTGAAAATAGCCTAGAATCAAGTCCTATTACTCAAGAACAACTAGATGCTATTAATGAACAATTAAAGAATTCAAGTCCATTTAATACTGTAGGGACAACTGTTGAAATAGATTACTTCACTCCTATTACAATGGATGAATGGAATAGTATGACAAAAGATGAACAAGATAACCTATTAAACTGCTTATAATATGAACAAATGTGTTAACAAATCTTCAAAAGAGTTCATTGAACTAGTTAGACAATCTGGTTTAAATCCAGCTATATTAGCAGCTAAGATGGGTGCATACATGACATCCAAAGATACTGATGAGTGGCCTAGTTTGGAAGAATTAGGTATTGCTCCAGCTATTAACCCTATTAGTCTAGAAGAAGTATTAGAAAAATATCCTGAATTAACAGAAACTACTACTGAGGAAGAGACTCTTATTTCAGATTTATCTAATCCAGATAGACTTACAGCTCTTAAAGAACAGATGATTAAGTCATTAGAGGCTAGATATGAAAGAAATAGACGATTTAAGAATGCTTCTAGAGATGATCTTATTAAACAAGAAGAACTTATTAAAAAGATTAATGAGTTAGAGACTAAACAATCTATTGCTTTATTTATAGAACAAGCTAGTCAGTCTACTAATAAAGTATTTAATACTTGGAAAGATCAATATAGAGATAAAGTAAATGCTATAATTAGTGGGAAATCTGATAAATCCCTTAAAGATGTACTTAAGCCAGGGTTATTATACATATGGAAAGATTATATATCTACATATGATGATATGGATGACTATGTTAATTATATGACAGAAAACGGGTTAATTGACATAGATTCCGAAGAACATAAGAAACTATTACTAGTAAGTAAGAAAAAAGATACTATTAAGTCATTATACACTACATATGGGCAACAGATATTAGCTGAGGAATTAACTCCTTATTATAATGAGATTTATAAGAAGTTTGAGAATAACAAACGTAAAGTATATAGGTCATTACCAGAAGTTGAAAAAGCTAAATATACTGAAGAGCAGTATATAGATATGCAAAAAGATTTAGAAGCCACTAATCTTAGACAACAGACTATTAATCTATTACAAGGAGAGCTTATTACAGCATCTAAAGATATAGGTTATATGACTAGATGGTTTGCTAGTGCATTAGAAACTAGTGACCCTATATTTGCAGCATTAGTAGAGAAGTTTCAGTTTAAAGAAATAGAACGTAGGACTGAGAAGATATTACCTATGCGAGAAAAGTTAGTTCATTCTCTTCGTAGATTGGAAGAATATGCTAAAAGTAAAACTAACTTTAAACAGTTATATAATTCTATCTTAGAAAAAGATGAGAAAGGTAATTTAACTGGTAAACATGTTGATCGTTTTGGTAGTGCCTTCTGGAGTGCATATGATAAATTTAAAGCAGATACTGCTGCTAATATTAAATTAGACGATGATGAGAGGGGTAAGGAGATTAAAGCTTGGTTAAATAAGAACGCTCCTCTTAGACGTACAGAGTTTAATACAGATAAGTGGATTAATATAGATGCTCTTCATAAAGAAGGAGTGATATCTGATGAAGAATTAGCTGTATTAGAAGAGAATGAAATGACATATGATTTCCAATCTTATTGGGATCTAAAGGAATCTGGACGATTAAGTGCTGAAACATCTAAAATTCTATCTGATTGGCAATTTGATAATATATGGAACTACAGAGATCCAGATGCTAAATGGTCTAGTAAAAATAAGTCATGGTATGAGTTTAAACGATTACCAAAACATGATTCAACAGTAGAATTATTTGATTTATTACTGGAGATTAAGAACGAAGCAAATGAGTTACTTCCTCCTTCAATGAGATTAAAACATGGAGATCTACCAAATATACTTGCTAGTAATGAGGAAAGATTGGTAGATGGAGATGTAATGGGAGCATTTAAGAATGCTATAGCTAGACAACTTGATGTTCTAGTCGACGATGATACTAGAGGTAATCAACCTTTAGAGGATGCCCAAGGTAATAAGATACATATGGTTCCTATCTATTATACTGGTAAAACTAATACTAAAGTAGGTGATGAATGGCAATATGATCCGACTAAACAATCTTATGATTTAGCTAGTATATTCTTTAGATATTACGATATGGCTACTCTACATAATATCAGAAATGAGATGAAAGTAGAAGCTGAAATGGCTAAGTATTTTGTTCAAAATAGAGATATAACTTTAATTGATGATAAAGGTAATCCTGTTAAGAAAACAAAAGGTCAAGTAACTAAAGGTACTAATCAAACTCAAGAAAAACTTAAGAATAGAGTAGCTGAACAATTAACTGATTGGATAGAAGAAAATATATATGGTATTAAAGAATTAGGATTAGGTCAAGCTAATATCCTTGGATTAAAGGTTGATAATGCTAAGGCAGCTAAATTACTAAGTAAGTATACATCACTTAGTGTAATGGCATTAAACTTTAAAACTGCCGTATCCAACGTAATGATGGGTGAGATGCAACAAATAGGTGAGTCGTTTGCTGGTCAACATATGACAAAGAAATCACTTCATAAAGCTACTATAATGTATGATAAGAATTTTGCTGGAATAGTTGCTGATACTACATCTAGACTTCCTAAAAATATAGTTTCTTTATTAGATGAAGAATTTCAAATTAGTATGGAATCATTAGATCCTAAGTTTAAAGATAGTAATAGAATTAAACAAGTTGCTAAAACTAGTTCCTTATATGTAATGCTTAGAATGGGTGATCACTGGATGAAAAATAGATTCTTCTTAGGTATGTTAAATGAGAAGAAAGCTTATGATAAGAATGGAGTAGAATTAGGTAGTATCCTTGATATGTATACTGCTAAAGATAGTAAGTTAATACTAGATTCTAGAGTTGATTTAGATAAGTCTAAGTGGAATAAGGAAGATAAGTATAGATTTACTATGAAAGTACAAGGAGTACTATCTGGTATACATCAAGAAATATCTCCATTAGGTAGAGCTGCTGCTGAACGTAATGCTCTATTAGGATTAGCTTTATTATTCCGTAAATTCATTGCACCAGGAGTAGCACGTAGATATAAGAAAAAATCTTATGTAGAACGAGTAGGTGATTACACTGAAGGATATTATAGAACTACAGGTAGATTCTTTAATAACATAAGAAAAGAACTTAAGATTTACAAATTTGCTGTGTTATCAGAAAATTGGAGTAAGTTAACTAAAGAAGAGAAGTCTAATATAATTCGTACAGCTAATGATGTAGCTTTCTTAGCAATAGCTATAGCAATGACTGTGTTACTATCTGGTGGAGACGATGATGACGATAATGCTTGGATTACAGATTTTACTATTTATCAGATGACACGATTCCAAACAGAAATCTTATTCTTTACACCAAAAATTGATGAAACAATGACATTACTTAGATCACCATTTGCATCACTGCAAGTAGTAGAAAATATAGGTAAGTTATTATATCAATTATCTGATAATCCAACTGAAGTATATGTGAGAGGACCTTGGAAGGGACGACTTAAAATAGAGAAACCATTCTTTAGTTTAATACCAGTTATGAAAGGATTTTATTCAACTAGAGATATTAAAGAACAAACTAAGTTCTTAAACCAATAAGACAAACTTTATAAAATGATAAAGGGATTACTGCCTCAACACAGTAGTCCCTTTTTTATTTAACTTAATCAAACTTTAATAAGAAATCTGGATTAATTACTTTAAATGAAAGTAATTTCTTACCATTCTCAATACACCTAACTACTATACCTTCTCTAGGAATATCTGCTAATACAGATTTACCTTTACTAAATTCAACTAGTTCTTGAACTGTTGAACCTAATTCTGAAAGTTTACATTTTTTAATTAAAGGTACTCTTTCTAATTTATTATCTCCACAAAATTTAGTAATTTCATCATAGTCATAAAAATAATTTGTAACATAGTCAATAATATTAAATACCCACATCTTTGTAGTATTTAGTTTATACTTATTTCCCTGTACTTGAGGAGCACCTTGCTCACCTTGGATTGTTAATGAGTTATATTTTTCCCTAATTAATAGTTTCTCAATGCTATATTTATTAGCAATTTGTTGGTATAAACTATTCTTACTATTGTTAACAAAGTTTCTACTACATACTATAAATTTAAACTTCTTTGGTAAGAATTTACCAATTATTGGTATAGTATTAGGAATCATTTTACCAGTAAACGTAACACTCTGGTAATCTATTTTCTCAGTAACATATACTTCATTATCTGCAAATTGGTGTAATACTTGAGGAATATTTTGAATACGTTCTTCATCAGTTTTACTTACCCAATATGGAAATCCAGACTTTTGTTTCTTAGTAAGAAATAATTTTCTAAACCAAGAATATCTCATCATAAACTTCTTAAGTCTATTCTTTTCTAACTTAATCTTCTCTTCTTCTCTCTGTAATTCAGATTGTTCAAAAGGAGATAAGTACTTAGTTATACCTAATTCTTCAGTTACATCAGATCCTATAGAACATTTATCGTTTCTTTTTACTGTCCAATCTTTAGGTAATGATAGGATTAAACCTTGACTAACTTGTCCTCTAAGTTTAATAGTTTTAACTCTGAATTTCCTATCTCTAAGGAATTCGTATTCTGGTTTTTCAGGCATTACAGAATCTACTTCTACATAGATTACTTTGTCACCTACTTTAAAACCATCTGTTTTTGCTACAACACATTGCCAACCAAGTACAGTAGCTACTTCAATCTTATCAGCTCCTTCAATTGGAGATAAACTAAGTATCTGTTCAATATGTGCTAATTTTCTATCCATATTATAAAAATAAAAAAGGAGCTACTACCTCAATAGTAACTCCTCTAATTAACTTAATCTATGATCTTTAATTTAGTTGTATATCACTTACTTCAAATGCATTATCATCTGGTGTAGGATAACTACTTAGTAAATCATGTAATTCCATTATTTCATCTGCTGGAGATATAAATCCAACAGAACGTTTCATTTCAAGAGGACTAGATATAGTAATATCTATAACTTCTCCAGTTCTTTCAAATGTTAGTTGTGACGCAATTACATCTCGAATAATATGTCTTATTCTATCTATTGACATATTTTTATGACCTTTTAACTTAGTCATAAGTAATTCTGTATCTAATTTACTTCTATAGGATTCTGGAATAAGATTATTAACAATAGTTGCTAACACAATATCATCATTAAATGTAAATTCAAATATCTTTTCAAATCTACTAGGTCTATCATGTATAAAAGATGGGAGTTGCGAAGTATCATTTACAGTAGCTATAATAATTACATTATCTCGTTCTTTAGCTCCACTTAAAAATGATAACATATCTGTATCATATGATCTAAATGTTTTTTCAAACTCATCCATTATAAGTATTATCTTTCTATCTGGATCATCTGATCGTACTCCATCAATAATAGTACTGTAATCACCAGATTTAGTAGCTAATATACCTACAGCATCATATTGGTCACATAGTTCTTCGGCAATTTGTCCTGCAAGAAAAGTTTTTCCTACTCCAGGTTCACCATTAAACATTACACCTAATTTATTCTTCATACCAAGAATACTACGAGCTTGAACCATAGATTCAGAAAAGAAGTCATTGAGAAATGTTCTAGCTTCTTTAAATATACCATGATTAACTAAAGTACCTTTTTTATAATCATTGTTCTTAGAGAACATTGGTGGAGCATTCTGAGATAGAGTAATATTGTACATACCTTTCTCTAATCTTTTCATAGTACTACTAGAAGAGTGTCCTAATAGTACAAAATCATTTGTTTCATTTAGTAAAAACATATACGTTAATTTTGTTAAATTTGTAATTGTAATTGGACTCTAGACAGGATTCGAACCTGTACGACTAATCCCACCTCAATCTTTCGATATATAGTATTCGTGAATCATAGTCTAAGCGAATACCTAGCGTCTACCACGACTGGGTAACCCAATCCTTTCACCACTAGAGTCTTTATACTGTTATAAAAAGATACTATCTCTTTAACATCACAGTCAGTGTTATTATGCAGTTACTACTACTGAAGTAAGATTAAATTCATATTTAGGTTCTTCACCAAATAAGTCTTTAAATGTTTCCAATGCTTCAGTAAATGACTTAGTTGCCATCTTAACTTTAAGGGCTAATTTAGCAATTGTACTAAAATCTGGTTTGTTCTGTGAATCAACCTTAGATTTACGAAGGTCTGTTTCAGAAGTTTTAACTTCTTTATACATGTTGAACAATTCTCCTTCTGCTTGAATTTGAAGTTCTAATGCCGATTCTTCTAATTTAGTTACTTCAGCTTTGTCGTTTTGTGCTTTCCAAAAAGATACTAAAAAATTTGTCATATTATTTAAGTTTTATATTATTTATATTAATAAAATTAATGTATCTGCTTCAGGTGCAGAAATAACCTTTAAAAATACCTTTTCAGTGGTAAAAATATCAATATTTGAATGATTATCGTTCCATTCTTCTTGATCAGTACAACCACAATCGTATTCATCACAATAATAACAATATGGAGTGTAACATCCTTTTATATTATTTATAGTTATCCAATAATCTCCAGAAGTATAGTTTACTACTATTCCAGTAGAACCTTCTTCTAATCCATGATAACCTCCAGTTAATTGTACAATACAACCATTTTCTATTTCGAGATTTTTCATAATAGTAGGATTAGTATGTCTTGGGATGGACTAATTAATTCTAATTCACTTGGAGTATACCAATATCCATGTCCACTTTTACATGTATATGAACAATGATGTCCCATCATATAATCATCATGTTCTACTCCAAGTGTATCTCCTTCTTTACACATAATTATACCAGGTGAACGAGTTGTGTAAATAATAGACTTAACTCTATCTCCAACTTTAAATTCCATATATTTAGCTATTTAGAAGCCCTACATTAAACGATCTATACGAAGTAATAGTTTATATCACTTTATATAGATCGTTTAATCATGAGGCTTAAAATGGGTTAATTACCAACTTATACCGAAAGGAATAAACCAATCGTAATTACCACTTTTTTTACTACGATTTAACCGTTCTTGTTCATCGCGATTTTTACGTAATTCCTGTTCTTTTTCCTGTATCTCCTTTTCAGCAGCTACACGAACAGCCTGATTAGTAAGAGCTAACCATATACGTTTAAAGATGTTCATACCAATAAACTCATCAACTTGTCCTTTAAGTTTCTTAATTTGAAGTTTCAGAGTAGCTATTTCCTCAGTACGAAGTTTTTCTAACTGTTCATCAGTCTTATCTTCTTTTACTTTAGTAATCTCTTCCTGTAATTCTTTAATTTTAAGATCTTTCTTAGTAGTTCGTTCTTTATAGTCACGTTCTAGTTCTTCACCACGAAGTGTGTATAATTGACGAGTATTAGCTATTTCTGAATCCTTGTCTTTACGGAATCTCTCAATTTTATCGTTATGATCTTCAACAGCTTTCTTAGTAGTCTTTAATTCAGACTCTAATTTTTCTATCTCAGATTTAAATTTCTTTTCAGTAGCCTTTTCTATATCAAGTTTAACAGAATCAAGATTACGATATTCAATTATATTAGCTGGGACATATCCAAAACGATCTACTCCTTGTTGAATTATACGAACTTCAGGTTGTTTAGATTTAAGTTCTTCAATTTGACGTTCAAGAGTACTAATATGAGATTCCTGAGTACCTATTTCACGATTAAGTGATTCTACATTAGTTTTAGAACTATTTAATTCTTCAGTTAATTCTAATACTTTATTTACTAAAGACATATCTTGTGTATTTTCCATAATTATATTTGGATTATTTGTTATTATTTGTAAATTGTCAAAATTGATGTAATTATTTTATATAGATATATTTGTCTATATTTATATAAGTAATTATTGATTTAATTATAGAATCTAAATCAGTAACTTGAATTAATTGTAATCTAGTTTCTAAATCTAATATAATTGGATTAACTACTGACCAATCGTATTGGTTAATGTTAAGAATTCTTAGTGCTTCATTAGAATTACTTCTTTCTAAAGAAATTAATTCATCTTTTTTAAGTTCTTCAATTAATTCATTAGATGCATTTGCTAACCAATTGATTACAGATGTATCTCCACTCCAATCTGATTCTGTTTTTACATATTTTTCATCTATATCTTTAAGTTTACGATATAATTCGGCTACTTCAAGATTAGTCTGATATTCTTTTTCAATAGAATCAACTTTGTTTTTGTAATCATCAGATTCTATTATTTCAACTAGTGCTTTCTTATAAGCATCAGAAGATTTAATTTCTTCCATTTTGGTTTCTAACTGTGGTTTGATATAATCTCTTTTAATTATATCTAATATATTGTTAATCTGATTGTCGTTCAACAATTGGATCTCTGTCATTTTCTAAAAGTTTAAAATTAAACATGTTGTATAACGATCCCATATTTCTAGTCTCCTGTTGGAGATTAAATTTGGGCCAGTACTCCTTCTCTAAGGAAGGATATAGAACTTTGTTAGCTTTTGCTGACCAGTAATCTAATATTTTTTGTGTCTTATATAAAACACTGTGAAAGTAAGAATTTTTATCTTCTTGCCAAAAGTAAAGTATCTGTTGTTTTGATTTATCTGATAATTTTGAATATTTACTTCTGGTTATTAAGTCTCTTTCTGGTATGATATCTTTAGGTAGTCTGAATCTAGCTATATTGTTATCATACTCTATAATTATACTATTTTCTGGATCTATCATTTTACTATCAGAAATATAGCAGTTTGTAAAATTGTCGAAAATTAAGGCAGTGTAAGTTATCTCTGGATATAGTAATGGAAGTAAGAATATAGTAGTTTTACTCTTCTTTATATCTATAATATCCATTATAATATCTCTACTCCATTATTAATATAGTACTCTTGTCTATGTTCCCATTGGTTATTATCATAATGCCATTTAATCTTAGGGAGCACTTCTTCTATTTCATTTAATCCTCTAGATAACCAATCTTCAGATATTTCTAATACTCTACATTCAGGAAGATCTCCTTTCTGTAAACCTACTATATATGTCTTCTTAGTATATTCATCTACATTGATATCCTTATCTTTACAGAATTGATGTAATGCTGCCCAATAGAATGCCATTTGTCGATAATAACTAAATTCTTCAAATGAATGAGAGAATTCACCTAAATTAGATGTAGTTTTTATATCTACTAGCTTAATTATCTTATTAGTATGATCTATTACTAGTCTATCTAACATAGATTTACATGGTATTCCAAACCATTCAAAGAATATGATATTTTCATTATATTCTTCTATGTTCATCATTCTATCCTCACCTGTAAGATATAGAAGTTTACTAGCTGCAATATGTGTTTTAGTATATTCTGCTAAATCTTCTATTAACTTATTGTCAGTATATGTCAATACATCTTTAACTTCAGATCTTTTCTTAAGGTAACTAATATATTTACTTAATTGTTTCTTAAGTTCCGTTGCTTTCTCAAGTATTTTTTCATCCGATATCTTGTCTGAGGTATAGTTACTTTTATATGCAAAAAGTAATCTCTTGTCTGCTGTCTTGGATCTACAGGTGATGTAGTCTTCACAAAATTTACGCTGGTTCTCGGACTTAGGAGTGTCATAATCCAAGAATATATAATTTTTATCAAACTCATTTGGCTCTAGTATTTTCATGTGAATCTTCTTACCTATCTCAAAGTATCTTTTAGTTTCCTGTTCTATTTCTTTATCAAGCATTTTCTTGAAGAATAGAGGAGATTGTTCAAACCACTTCAGTGATGATGAAGATACTCGTTTCTCACTATAATATTCTTTCTCTGTCATTATATATCATATAAATCGTCGATTAATGTATCGACCGGTAAATCTACTAATGCTTGAATTATCTCATCTTTTATAAGTAATAATGTAGCATCTGGTAAATCATCTATATGATAGTTTAATATTTCTAATATTAAATTGTCTACTATTTTCATTTATTTGACTGTATTAATTCTATACATTGATCTACCTGTTTTTGATTCTTTGGTAAATATAAGTCAAATTTGATATTGTTGTCAGTTAGATATTTCTTAAATATTTTCCACCGAAGTAAAAATGAGTCTGTTGCAACTCCTTTAGTTTCTATTAACCATCCATTTCCTACGAAATCCGGTGTGTATTTCATAGATTGATATTTAGGGGTACGCTTAGATAATAAAGCACCTCTTTTCTTATCACTTTCATATACAAGATATTGATATGTAAATGGTAATTGTAATACAAAACTTGTAGGTGTATATTCAAAGACTAGTTCAGCTTTCTTTAATGCTTTGTAACAATATACTTCTAAATTACTATCAAAAGTAATTCCATCGTATACAGGTTTATCTTTACGCTTACTAGGACTATTTATTCTCTTTTTTCCTAGTTTCTTCATTACAATCTAAAATTAGTAATTCATTTTCAGCAGATAATTTATCTAACCATTGTTTCCATTCGTAATGATATTGCCAAAACATTGCATTTGCCATAATATGACCTATATGTCTTTGTTGAGATTCAGGATCTATAATTTCACCAGACATTAGTGCAAATAAGTGTCTACTTAAAGACTCCAGTACTTGATTAAGGTCTAATCCCTTTTTCCAATTTTCTCTAGCATATTTTTGTGCCCCATATTCCATAACTCTTACTAATGGTTCTAGTGATTTAAAATCTATTAAGCTCCATTGTAGTTTACCTTCATTATATCTTAGACTTTGTTCCATCTAATAAATTATTTAATAGTTCTTTACTATTATCTAATCCATATTCTTTTGTATAATCTGAAATGTCTTTAGGTTTATCTTCTGGAATAAATATTGTTGTTAATTCAAATTTGTTAACTATCTTATTAGCACCATTACGTCCAGCTTGATCGTTATCATAGAAGACGATTATCTTAGTGAATCTATCTTTTAATGTAGTTATAACTTTCTCTGGAATAGAGTGATTCTCTCCTTGTGGAGCAATAGCTTGATACCCTAATTTGTGGAGTACCATCACATCTTTTAATGCCTTAGTAATTATTAGGAGATCTCCTTTCATAGATAGTTGTTCATATCCTTGAATATCATATGATCCACAATTACTAATCCATTTATATTTCTTTTCTGATAAGGGTTTATATATCTTAAACTTATTGTATAATTCATATGCATACCCTGGATTTGCCTGTTTATAGGACCAAGGTTGAATTATCCCATTTAACCAGTATTCAGATATAGGATATACACTAAAGTGTCTTAAATCGTCTCTAAATAGGCTAAATTGACCCCAGTACTCATCATCAGCTTTACAGAAGGGTTTCTTCTTAACAGATATAATAGTACTTATAGTCTTATAATCTTGTTGAATATCTATACCTTCTACAGAGTATGTTAGATTATCATTCTCTATATCAATAAGTATTCTTAATACCGCTTCTCTATATGATATACCAAACAATTTGGATACAAATGTTATACAATTACCAAATATACCAGTTGCCTGATCTTTGAATAGTAATTGTCCATATTTCTCTGATTTGAATATACCAAATGAGGGGTGTTTATCTTTTCTTAAAGGTGATAACATTATCTTACCAATTTCGAAGAAATCTCCTATATAATATGAGTATATGTCATATTCTGTAGTAGATTCTAGTATAGTTTGTAATGATAGTTCCTCATCTATTAATCTTGTATCATACATTATCCTGCATTAAATGATGATATTAATATAAATGGTTCTACTTCTTCTCCTAAATATGTACCGACTAATTCTATTGTAGTCTTATCTACATTTGTCCAAAAAGATATTTTGACATAATAACTATTTTCATCCCAATTATGGGATTCATCTGCACCACTTTCTTGTGCCATATTTCTAACTTCTTCTTCAGAATTAGCTACTATACAAAATGAATCTATTGAATCATAATCTACCGATTCGTTTGCTGTTATAAGATATATATTCATAATATTAAAGAATAAAAGGACTAGTCTGTTACAACTAGTCCTTGGGGGTAATCTATATATATTTATTAAAAAGGAATTTCTGATGTTATAAATGGATTTACAGTAGTAGACTGTGTATCTGGCTTTCTTTCCATAGTGTCTATACCCATGATCTTAATAGAAGTTTCTTTATTGTTATCTCCTAAGTTACCATTTGTATCCATTCTTTCAATGAACCTAAACTTCCAGTAATTTGGTAAACTAGTGTATTTGGTAGCACCAGAATATACAAATTTTACACGAAGTTTAACTCCAACATATTTATCACCAATTAGTGATATAGTTTTCTTAGCAAAGTATTCAAATGAAATTGCACTAAATACAAATTGTTCCTTTGTAATAAAACATAGGGCAATTTGTTTAATACGACTCATTTGATTCATTTCTTTTTCAGCTAACTTTTCTGGAGTTTCTGCCGATGCTTTCCATTCTGTGTGAGATCCTTTCGAACCTTTACTATCTACAAAATAGAAGGCTAAGAATTCTTTACCATTCTTGCTAATTCCATACTCTACTTTTGTCATTTCGACATTTTCATGGATACCAGCATCAATAAAATTGGCTCCTTTTTCTTCAAATGGGGTATCTAACGTAACGTTGTACATACTTAATTTATTTTATAAGTAGTATTCACAACTTTAATAAGGCATTTCTGATAACTTAGTTATTTTTGCTTGAATACTTATTGTTATTAATTATTATTGTTTAAAATTGTTCTTACGTATTGAAGTAATTCGTTTGCATCATTTGGAATAGAATCTTCTCCATCTTTCATAAAGATAGGTGGAGTTTTGGCACTTGTTTTTCCATCTGATAATAAATCTAGTACATATTCCCTTTTACCTGTTCCCATTTTCACTTCTGCAAATGTTACTATAGTAAATTCTTTTTCTACACCAGTTTTATTCCATTCATTACCTTTTATTGCAATACGTCTTTCTGCTACACCATTCTCTGTTTCTACGTTTGCTGAATGAGCAGTTACAATGATATCTTTAGGATATTTTTTAATTATAAAAAGTAGTTTTCCCACCTCTTCGTTAAACATATTCCATATATCAAAGTTCTTTTTAGTTTCTCTACATGTTTTTAATAAACTATCTGTGTATGCAGAAAAACTATCTAATACTACTTCTGTAATGGTTGTATCTTTGGCAAATTCGAGAAGTTTTTGGTAAGTTTCTTGCCAACTTATAGGAGTAGCGTAGTGTTCGAATTTATTTATAAAAGGAAGAGGTTTACCTTCAGCATTTATAAATCCACAAGTTTTAGAATTCATGTTACGGAGAGACATTGTCTTTCCCTTACCTGACATTCCTACTATCGCTATTTGATAAGGTACAATCATTAATTGTTTTTATTAAAAAAGACTATTGGTTAACTAGATACATCTCTTATTATCGGGCAAGTCTAAATTGTCCGGTTAGTTTGAACTAACTTATCATAATTAACCAATAGTCTTATGGGTTAATTATATTAGTTGTAAATAGTAACCTTTATAGTCACTTAATACTTCAAATTTCTGACCACGAATTTTTACAGTTTCTTCACCATAAAAATTTGTATGAATATCATACTGGTCATAACCAACTTTAACATAATTGTTAAAAATAGTTACTTTTTCTTCTTTACGATTAGAAACCCATTCACCATCACGAATGATAGTGTCACGTCGACACTTTGTATTAAATGGACAGTAGTCACAAATATCACAAGTTGTCTTTGGTTTATAGATGTTTGTAAAAAAGTTGTTGATCAGTTTTTCAACTTTATTGAAGTCATCCGAAAGTTTATATATAGGAAGATCTAAATCCATAGCGTCATTAGTGCTATTTTCTAGATAAACATCTTTTGTTTTAAATACTAGGTAATCACCATATTTAAGTTTAGTACTTACTTTATCGTATTTATTGATCAATTTAACTAAAGCTGCTATATATAAAGGTCCACGATCGTTTACCTTAACTACAAATTCTTTAGCTAATTGTTCTTTTTTCGGAACTTCTGTCAAAAATGATAAAACTGATAATTCTATGATATTAATCATAATTATTAATTATTATTGGTTTGATATTGGTATATACTCATCTATTGAGTTATATTTCAAATTATTAACAAAGGATAAGATCTTTGGTTCCCCATCTCGTACCTTGAGTAGATGCATGTATATCATATTAGCAACTGGCCAATGGTTGCTACCATATGTTTTCAATCCTAAAATTTCTGGACGATGTAGTACTATTACATAATCTGAACCTTGATATACACTATCTGATGAAGACAAATCTCTCCTTTGTGGAAAATGTAGAAGCGGATTGTTAATGCGTTCTGTAGCTTCTATTTCCCGGTTTAACTGTGATAATTGAATTATCGTTGTTAGACCAATTTTCTTTTGTTCAATGAATAATCTTTGTAGTTCTACTATTGTTTCACGCTCTCCTTGTCCAGGATTAGGTTTTAATAATAAAGTATGATCTAGTATTATTACTAACCATTTTTCTTTACTAATTAATTCCCTAAACACGTTAATTGTATTACTTATTTCAGTAACTGAGCCGGGTGTATCAACATAGTAAACTGGGTAATTTCTTATTTGTTTTGATTCTTGTATTACTCTATTAAAATCATAATCCGAGAGAGTTTTTTCTGCAGTATATAATTCAGAAGTTGTCTTTTTGAGTTTATAGGATAGCTTTCTACCCACAACTTTGCTCGAAAGCATTTCTAAACTGAACGATAATACTACAAAATCTATATCTGGATTTAGATCAAATAAATCTGTTTCTAGGGAATTGACAAAAGCCGATTTCCCTGCTCCACTAATACCACATGCTGTAATTACAACATTTGGTTCTAATCCCCCATTACAACTATCATTAAATTTCTTCCATTTCGTCTTTAAACTTCTGCTAACTCCTAAACGTCTGTTATTAATGTATGAAACTATATCGTCAGTTGCAATAGATATATGTTTAAATGTTAAACTTTTATTCGAGGTTGTTTCCATATCCTAGATCCCCACTATTAGTAAGAGAGTCGATAGTTGATTCAGTTAGAGCTTGTTCGTATATTTTCCACTCTTCACTAACTAACCATTTAGATAATCTCTTGAAATAAGACATCTTCCCCTCTTTCCGTTTGAGCGCTACTTCATACTTCAAGCACTCTAGAATATGTTGATGTATAAAATACTTATTCTTAGTAATCTTTGAATAAGATACTTTACAACGTTTTAGATCATTTCTTAGAAAATCTTTAGTTCCATCAGGTCTTACAACCGATGCTGGAAACACTTGTACCAACTCATCGAAGAAGTCGCCATTTGCGATTATTCGTAAAAAGTCAGGTTCTAAAGTTATCTTAATTGGATCATACTCATTTAAACTATTTGTGTTTGTTACAAATCCTAATAGATTGAATTTATCAAACAATCTCTTTTTCTCTTCACTATTATACAACAATAGGTATTTAGAGACTAGATCATATTGTTTATCATAAATTAATTGTAATACAACGAATTCATCAACTTTAATAAGATTATTAATTAATGAATTTACATCTATTTGTATTAACATTATAATTGTTATTACTTGCTCATGTCTGCATTTTAATGCATTAAATAGATGTTTGTGAATTATGTAAGGCGTTATGAGCTGTTGTTTATTAATATTAGTTCCATACTAAAAAGTTATTTGTTAACTTTGCGAAATTGATAAAATAAATATTTTTTTTTACCTCTGTTATTTATACAGAGACGTTGTTTATCCCTTAATTTAATAAGTCTATCTGGATCTATTTTAACTTTATAGTCAAATATTTCCATTATACTTACTGAATCAGCATCTGGGATAGATGCTCTATTAGATTGACCTCTTTCAAAGAATGTATATCCTTTAGGAGATTTAAGATCTCGTACTATATCTTGTAGAATAAGTAGTTCTGTGTCTGTAGGTTCGTAATCATCTGATATTATTGCGAATACTACATCTATAGTAATGTTTGTCATTTTATTTGTTATTTATTGATAATTCATATTGAGCTTTACATATACTAATTAAGTCAGGATCATTAAATGAGTACATATCTGGGATATCTAATACTACACATTTATTAGTAAATCCTAATTCTTCTATCTCATTTTTAACTTTGTTATAATTCTCAGAATTAACAAAAACTATTTCGTCTGCCCATGTTACAAGAGCTTCACTAATTGGAATTAATGCATATGATTCCTCTGTACCACAATTTCTTACATTATATCCATATTCTCTAATGAGAAAATTTTGTAATGTAGCAGACCTTAGTAATCCAGCAGAACATACAGTAAGTATTTTCTTAATAGTTCCTTGATAAACATTACTAGTAGTAGCTAATTGATTTTTTGTTCCCTTTATCATTTCTCTATTTTGTTAATAATTTTATTACATTCATTGATATAATAGTTATAATTAATATCATATTCTGACATAGATAATTTCTTATATCTATTGAATACTGTGGATAAATATCCTTTTTCAACACTAGTTTCTCTACCATCTTCATTACATTTAATAAATGTTTTTCCATTAGTAGATACATAATATCTAACGTTTTTTGATAATTTGTTAGCTATTTGATAAGTTTTTTTAAGTTCGTCAATAGATTGATTTAGTGCTGTGGATAATCTAACTCCTTTTTCCATTTCTGGTTTAGTATAGAGATTACCAAGTTCGATCCAATCATATTCTTTTATAAACTCTATCTTCTCATCTTTATCATTAAAGATTGGGATAATAGGTTCTTGATCGTAATATCTTTCTTCTAACCACCATCCTTTAACGGTTTTAACTCGTTTACAGAAATGGTATATGTTACCATGATTTAGTATAGTTTCTTCAATAGGTATGTTATTTATGAAGTAATTTGTTAATGCTATACGAACTATGCGCATAGAGTTATTCTTATGAATCTCTGACTCTATTTCAAAGTCACCTTTACGTTTAATCTCATTGTTATTATCTAAAGCAATGTAATCGTTTACAGATGTTTGAATTAAGAGTTTGTAATCTTTGTATTCAAGTTGACCTGATTCACTATTACCTACTTTCTTTTCCCATTCATGACATATATCATAATACTTATTATTGAGATGTTTATCAAATAGACACACTATACCATCTGTATTAGCAGATACTACATGTATATTATTTAACTCCATATCTTCTATAAGCATTAGAATCTCAAATTGATTACCAATTGTACAAGAGAATTGTACTAATGGATCAAATTGCCATGAATTTATTTCATTGGTTTTACCAAAACCTCCCATACCACTATAGTTTTCACTACCGATCAAATACATTCGCGTTCACGTCTATGCCTAATTGTTTGTGGTCTGGACTATATCTTAATAAACTGAAAGCCAACTTTTACTGCCCTTTGTGGGGCAAGCGACAGGACTCGAACCTGTTCTTAATAGTTTATTTTCCTGCATTTCTATTATTTCTAATAGGTCTCTCGACAGTCTCTACGGCTGAATCTAATAAATCCCATATTTGTAATATCCGAATCATACGATCCGAATATAAAATTTATTAACCTATGCCTCGGTATTAGCTTGTTATATTTAAGTGTTTATAGAAAGTTGCGAACTTCATATAACTGGTACACATAATTTAGCTTTCACCGATATTCAGGAATTTAAAAACGGCAGCTACGTTTACCGTTTAAAGCTAATTTAAATACCTCTTGTATAGAGTTATATTTAGCTTTCTTTGTTTTCTTATAAGTAGATTTAGCATCTAATCTACGAGATATATTATCTTTATATCCTTGTATCCATGCTTCACCTAAGTGTCTAGGATAGAGATTACGTTTGACAATAGCATTTGGGTATTGACTACCTACATCTGCGTCACGAAGTATTTGTGACTCAGTGGGAATTAACTTCCTAGGCTTATCAACAGAATGTAATCCTCCTCTAGCTATAGTATAACTAGTATCTTTAAATTCTAAATTAAAGATCTGTTTCTCTCCGTCTGTATCTTGTATTACAGGAGTATCTCTAATTAGATTATAAAAATCATTAAGTTCTTGTGTCTTAAAGTGTACGTAATTAGGAATACATTGTCCAAATGTAAAATTATCTATAAACTTAGGAAGTACTTTAATTTGTTTCCAATCTAATCCTGAGTTCTTAGAGTAATTAAGCTTGTTTAGTTCATCACCAATCTTAACATCATTGTAGTTAATACAATTGATACCAAACTCAGCTTGTATATCCTTACGTAATTGTAATTTATCCTTACCTTTATATAGAGGATTTTCTGTATCTCCTATAGTAATCTTATAGAATTCATATGTAGCTAATACATCATTTAAGTTATAAGATAAGATATCAGTTACTTCTTCATCTGTAACATAATGACTAGGTTCAAATGGCATATCCTCGACATTTTCAAAGTCCATAGCTATTTCTACAGCCTTTAACGAGGTATGTTTAGCTTTATTATCAAAATGCCAGATCTTAAATAGATCTAATTGAGGAATAAGAGTTTTCCATTCAGGTATACTAGACCATTCTGTATTAATTACTTCATTAGATTTGTTATAAATTAGATTAGTTAAATAATCTGGATATTCTGATATAGAATGTCCAAATAGTTCTAAATCTTTATATGTTAACAAATAGTGTAATATAGGGTAGTCATAATTTATATTATTAAATCCTATTAATCCCAAAACTTCGGTTTGTAAAAATTTGATATATTCTGAAAAGTCATTTCTGGATTTATGTATTACGAATTGTCTAATCTCCTGATTATCTATTGCTAAAAATGTAGCAGTATGAATATTCAACAGTACCTCAATATCGTAGACCCAGACTCTCTTCATATTGTTATCCTTTCTTTATAACGTTTTGGAAAGCTTGTTTCATATTTTCAGATAGTCTATTAGGTATTTGTTCTAATATTCTATTTATATGACTAACATCCATATCCTTTACTAATCTAGTGATTGGTTCATCTAGTATGACATTGTCTTTATCGTACAGAGAAGTCCAATATAGACATTCTTCTGGAGCAATTCCTTGATCAATAAGTATATCTGATTCTTCATCAATCCATGCTTTCATATTATCAGGAATTAGAGTTAGATTAATCAGAGCTTGACCAATACGTTGATCTGAATTATCTACCCAGTAGTCTAAGAAGTTAGTGTACAACTCTGTATTATACTCCTGTGACTTTTCTAGGAAATGTAAATCCATACTCCATCTTTCTCCTAATTGCTTCCAACTAACTTTTCGTAAAAAGTTGTCAATTCTTTCAATAGGTCTCATTTCATTATTTCTTTTAATTGATCTAGACTGATAGGAGTATAATTATTTACTTCTACAGAACAGTCAAATCGTTTAGTTCCTATGTTTTTATCCTGCATACTACCGTGAGTATGTCCATGTAGATGCCAAGCACCTTTTTCTTTGTGTCTCCAACTTATCATTGGGTAATGACATAATACAATCTCTTGTACATAACCTTTATCGTCTATAAAATCAACTTGTTTTATATCTGATATAGATTCCCAACAATTAACAAATGTACTAGCAATCTTATAGTCATGATTACCTTTTATCAAATGTTTATGTCCATTTAATTGCCAGAATATGCTTTCAGCAAATAACTTAGAACACTTGTAAGCAAAATCACCTATAAAGTATGTAGTATCTTCTTCTTTAACAACTGAATTCCAATTGTTAATCATTTGTCGGTTCATCTGATGTACAGACTGGAATTCTGGTCTAACTGAACCATTATCCCATTTAAGAGCTCCTTGGTGACCCCAGTGGGTATCAGATATAAAGTACTCCATATTATTTGTTATTAAAATTACAATGAGGACATATATATCCCCAATCTCTTTTATCAAATGATATACCACAATTACTGCAAGTACACCATAGTTCGTGATTATGTAACATATTAATTGAAATTTCGAAATTTTATGATTTGTATTAGTACCACTTGTTGAATCGAACATACATTCTTATTATTTCGGATTAACCGTTAGTGGTATAATAAAAGATTATCTATTCTCAAGGTTTCTGAATAATTCACTACTACAAACCTTTTTTTGCTTTTGATGGGATGAATGGCCCTAGAATTATTTACAGTTCTCCTTAGTATTTCTACTTTAGTGTGTTTTGAATAGATAATCTTAAATTGTTAATAAGTAATATCGTCAAATATTACAGGAACTTTACTCTTTATTTCTTCTAATAAAGGGATAGTTAATTCTCTCATTTGTGGATGTGCTGCTTTTGCACAACGTAATCTAAAGAAATGTCTCCATTCTCTAAGATTCATTTTAACATTTATCTCTGTTTTAAGAGAATTAGGAAGTACAGAACGAGCTTGTTGTGGTTGCCATCCTTGTTCTATTAGATATAAATAACTTGCTTCAGATTGAAGTAAATTAAATCCATATCTTCCAATAGGAGTATTATCTTGATTTTTCATATTATTGAATTTCAAGAAATCATCTACATTATTAAATTCACCCTCTTGTATATCTAACCAAGATGGTATTATAAATGTCAAATGTCCACCAAATTGTCCTTTAGAATAATTTACATATCTAGTACTTTCTTGAGCAAATGATGCAATACGATGACGTACTAATTCATGTGATACTCCTCTATCACAAACAAATTTAACTGTAATATCAAAGAATTCAATCATTGCTTCATGACCTCTTTCTATTAAAGCTTTAACTAATTTAGGAGCAGATTCGTTTGTTATTTTGTCTTCTGATTTATAACAAGTTCTAGCTACTTTTTCAAGTGTTTTTAGCACTTCTTCTCCATTGATAGGAGTTAGAATTTCTGTTGATGGTTTGATTAATTTCATATTATTTGATTATTTCTTGAGCATGTTCCCCATCATCAATACTTTGAAAATGATAACTTTTATTTTCAGCTTCTAACCATTCAAGCCTAATTCCATTGAATAGATCAACTAAATACTCCATATTATTGGTTTCTTTATATAAAGTTAGTCTTCGTTGAAGAAACTCTTTATAATCATATTTACCAATATTTTCCCTAGTTTTACTACCATATCTAAAGGTTCCTTGCATCATTCGATGATCGGCTAGTTTATTTACAATTTCTGTAGTTTTTTGTAGAAAATCTGGAATAGATAAGTTAATTAAATCTTCTATTGATTTTATACTACCTGAATCTATTTTATCACGTTTATCATAATCAATCTCAGATAAACCACATTTCCACTTCCAAGCATTGTCCATGAAAAATTCGTTAATTCTTATTTTCTTATCCATGTACAATTTTTATAGTATTTTTAACTTTTAAATATTTTTTTGTCTTAACTTCTGGAATAGGAGTTACCCATTTCTTTGTTTTCTTAAACGGGCTTCTCAAAGGATTATACCTTCTAATCCATTTAGTAAATTCCCAGATATTCTCACTAATTATAGTGGAACTAGTTTTGTCAAATCTCTTCTTTATAAGAGGAGACGGTTGTTCTACACCTTTCTTAATAACTCTAGGTATTACCACTGTTTTGGCCTCTAGGAAGCCTCTAGTTGAACTATCTTTCTTTTCTGGTATAAGTACCTTATCTGATAGTATCTCTTCACTACGGTGCTTAAATAGGGCAAAATCAAGGACTTCTGTTACAGATGCTTGTAATTTCTTATAAGATCTATTAATAGCCTTTTCCATATTTGGAGCAATAACTGTAGATATAAATTCAGCAGTACCTGTTTTATCAGGAATATGTTTGTCTATAGTTACAATGTAGTTATGAAGATCTTTCTTTGATAATTTGTTAGAATTACCATTGTGTTTTTTAATACGTAAAGGTTTCTTCTGACTAGTAGCTCTTACCTTTTTAGTGATTACTAAATCCGATGTAATTGGAACAAATATCATTTCATATGTAGGTGGAGTACCTTTTATTGGATCAGCTTTAACAATTATAACATTGTTAAATTTACCTAAACACTTTTCACCATATACAGGATCAAAATCTTGAGTGACTTCATTCCATTCCCAATCAATAATAGGACTACCTTTAATTAGATCTTTTCTATCTTTAAAAGGAATTACTTCTATAATGGTCTTTATATCATTGTGATTAGAAGATATTTTTCTAGGAGATTTCTCTCTAGGAATGTATATACCGTTGTCTCCTAATGCAGGAGTAAATGATTTACCTAGTTTTACTTTCTTTAATTTCTTTACCTCAACTTTACTAAAAAACTTATATTTAAATGGAGACTTCTTAACTAACTTATCAGCTAATCTCCAATACACTCTCTTAATCTTACTACCATCCATTGTTCCTACATAAACTAGTCTATTTTCAGATAATTCATGTTTAGTAACTTTACTAGGACTCCACTTATACGAAATTTTAGGAGGAAAGGATGCCGCTTTTAATTCTTCCTCTGATTTTGTTATTAATTGAACTTTTAATGTACCAATTTTTTGCTTCTGTTTTCTTTGAGTAACAGGATACATTCTATCTTTTTCACCTTGAATAAATAATTCATTGCCCAATGAATCTTTAACTGGGACTATTGACTTTTTTTTAGTCATAATTTCTTTATGTTGCGATTTGTATAATTCCGAATCTACTAACTTATCTGGAATGTCTTTTTTAATTGTTCCAGAATTTACTAATTCCATCCATACTTGTTTACGAAGTACTTCATCTGTCATTAGTACATCTTCTTTTTTATAGTCTGTGAAGATATAGACTTGATCTTTTGAATTTACGTGATCAAATGGAGTAGCATACTTCGAGTTATTCTCTATTTCAAATTCACATCCACCACCAGTGATTCTATATAGTGCTCCATTTATCTCTAATATTTTTCCCATTCGTCTAATATGATGATTAGATTCATCTGGATATATATCTTGATCTAAAGTCATATTAGTTAATAACTCTTCAGCTTGATCAGTACTATATATACCACTAGATCTATAGATATTGTCTTTATTATAACCAGGAACTATAATTTGTCTAATAGGATGAGATGAATGAACCCCCATTCCAATCCATTTATTTGAATCACTTTTTATTCCTTCTACATAGAAGTAATAGAGTTTCATCTTTGATATTTTTTGATTGATTGTTTCATAACTATAATCTTTATAACCTCTCCCATATCTATTTTTGGATAGTTTATATGACCAATAACTCCATTTTACAGTAATAGGAAATCGAAATGAACAATTATTACGTAATTCTGCTGTTTTTGTTGGAATATTTATATATACAATAGTGTCATCACGAACTACTCTAGTATATCCAATCTCAGTCATTTGTTTAATTCGATCTATTGTTAAATCTTCAAATCCTTTTGTCTTAGTCCAAAATATAGTTTTAACTATTCCTTCAGTTTTTACTAAGGATATATATTCGAACTCAAAGTTATCTGTAAATTCATCAATAGTTGGAAGTCGATAATCATCGAATTTATTCCAATTTACTATTTTTTCTTGCATAGCTTTTTAAATTGCTTTCTGCCCATCCCTGGAGTACTGATAATTGTACCGGAAACTGTAAATTTCATAAATACTTTTTCAGGTCTGTTAGTATCATATAATTTTATAGCATCATCTCTAATAATACTATATTTATCCATAAGATATTTAGTTTTTTTACGGAGATTATGTTTCTTTCTATTTTTTGACATTTTTTATATTTTTTAAATACCATTCATATCCAAAGAATCTACCTTGTTTAAAATTGTGATTTACAATAGCTCCTACCTTAAGTCTAGCTTTTCTTCTTTGTTTACAATTTAATTTCTTTTCCATTGTTGATTTTCTATGTATAAAACAATTTGAATTTTCTGGTTGACAAATATTTGGACTTAGTTTAACTAATTTATCAAATTTAATACAAGCTGACCCCTCTCTGTTTAAGTATTTACAGTCATTACAATTTGTATCTATTAATTGACACTCATATGATTCAAATTGTTTAGATTTTTGTAATAGATCTTTATGGATAGGTTTCCATATAAATGGAGTCCAATAACTTATTCTTACTGCTATTGTATCTATACTTAATAATACTCCAGATTCACAACAATATTTAGATGGAATCCAATATTTATGAAAAAGATTATTAAAGAATTGTTGTCTATCTGGTTTTTCTTTTATCCACTTTTCATAGAATTCACTTAAATTATCTGAAAAACATGCTTGGATAAAGTAATCTTTTTCGGATAACTGTTTCATATTACCAATTTATTATTGATTTGTTCTGACTCTCTAATATTTGATTAGTCTTATAGAAATGTTTACATCCAAAGAATCCTGTATAAGCACTAAATGGACTTGGATGCGCTGCTTCCAATATATAGTGTTTAGATTGATCTATTAATCTCTTACATTTTTGAGCATGTTTACCCCATAGTATAAATACTATTCCTGATTCACTAAATTGTGATATTCTTTGTATAGTTACATCAGTTAATATATTCCATCCTATATCTAAATGAGAATTAGGTTGTCCTTCTCTTACAGTAAGACTAGTGTTAAGTAGTAATACTCCTTGTTCTGCCCATCTAGTTAAATCACCATGTTCTGGGATAGATTTACCTAAATCACTATCTAATTCTTTAAATATGTTTTGTAATGATGGAGGTATTTTACAACCTTCCTGTACACTAAATGCTAATCCATGAGCTTGATTTGGACCATGATAAGGATTTTGTCCTATTATAACAACTTTTACTTTTTCAAATGAAGTTGTATTATAAGCGTTAAATATATCTGTAAAATAAGGATATATCTGTTTACCAGGAGTAGTTCTAGTATCGTATTTAAGATTATGAGGTAATAAGTTAGATAGTTTAACATCTATTGATGGTTGCCAACCTAATTCTTCTTTTAATGCTTTCATTGTAGCACTAAAATAAGGAGACTCGAAGTAATCCTTTAATAAAGAGTACCACGAGTCTTCTATTTGTAATATATCAACTTGTTTCATGAGTTAGATATAATTAATTCAAGTTCTTTTTTTCTACTCCAATAATAATCAGAATTTAGATAATCTTTAGCTAATTCTAATTCTTGTAGTTGTATAGGAGCTTCACATCTTGGGCAAATAGCTATATCAGTTGATTCTAGCTTTGTCCAATCTTCACTTGTCATGTTTCTTGTACTTCTTATGAGTGAATTACAAAGATCACATAGTATTCCTGATAATTTTTTCATATCAATATGATTTTGTTCCTTTAACTATTAGTTTAGTTAGAAAGTTTTCTTTTAATTGATTATTAATTACTTTAATACATTTTTTACAAATATGGATGTCAGCGGTTGTATTAGTAACAATAGTTAATTGTTCCAAGCACATTGAATATCCTGAATAAATATCCTTATCAAGTACATTGTTCATACAAAGATTACATTGATACATATAATTCTTACTCATAATTATGTAAAGTTTAAGTCATTATCATCTCCAGTATTACCTGATAGTAGGTAGTAAAATAGTGCTATCACTAATACTGACACTATAAATAATTCTGTCATTTAAAAGTCCTCCAATATAATTGGTGTATTTGTAGTGTAGCCACGTTTCTTATCAAGAAGTTGAAATTGCATCATAGGAACTTCTGGAGTAAATCCAAATGCTCTACTCATTTCGTTATATCCTATTACAGCTCCGTTGATACGAACTTTAGGACTAACAATGTATCTATGCCAATGACCTATCCAAGCCATATCGAAAGGCATTACAGCGTTTTCACGATAAGACCATTTATTTAAGCCTACTTCTATTCCACCTATTCCACCTTGGTAATTAAAGTGATTTCCATGAGAGAATTTGTTTATTTTACCATAAATATTATAGTAGATATATGGAGATTCAGATATGATAAATTCTATGTTTGTGAATCCAGCATTCTTGAAATAGTCTGATAAATGTTGATATATAATTGCTTCAAATGAAGTATCGAATGTATTCTTAAAGTGATTCTTTTTAGTAGTTCTACTATGATTACCTATGGAACAAGGTATTACTATCTTTACTAGATCTCCCATTTCAGCAATAGTCTTAATACCCCTAGTTAATAACTGTTCTACTAAAAGAGTGGCTCTTACGGGAGTCATTGAATTTGTTTCAATTAATTCGTCATGTATCCATCCAGAGATGAAGTCACCTACTAAATGAAGAACCAGATTGTCGATTCTAATTCCTGCTCTACGTTGAAGTCTTATCATATAGATAAGTCTAGTGAAATATCTTTCTAACCGTAATTCAGCAATTTCTGGATTATAGGAATTAAGTTTATTAGTAATATTAGGATTAACTATCTCATCAATATGAACATCTCCTAATTGTGTAATTACTGTACACTCTTCTTTATAGGATCTATTAGCTTTGATTACATAGGAATCTAAATTAGTTAAATTCTCTATTTTAATAGATTCTATTACAGATCTAGCAGCTTTAAGTTCATCTACCTCTTTCTGTAATATTCCTATTTGTTTTGTCTGTCTTTTATCTACTAATAGTTTTTTTGATTTTGCCATTTCTGATAGATTTTAATTAAATACTCATTGTTGATTTAAGGATATTGTATATATTCTTAGATTGTTTTGTAATTGATTTTTTATCAACAACTTTTATAGTGTAAAATCCTCCTGCTCTTACTCCAAGATAGTCAATTTTTAAATCTTTTGTTGTAGCATTATCTGAAGCTAGTTTAAGAGTCTGTTTGATTATAGATTGTAACTTTCTTTTTGATAAATTTGTCATTTTCTTAAAGATTTTTGTTTATCTTCTTCATTAGATGGAAAGAATTTCCAATCTCTTATATTCCAACTATTAAATAATTTGTGAAGGAATCCTATTGATTTAAATCCTTGTTCGCTTGATTTAATGAACTTACGGATTTGTTTATTAGCTGCTCGTTTATCTGAACGATGTGCTTTGTCTGTAAATACAGCAGTCTTTTTAGTGGAGTTGCTCATATTATTTATTATCTGGTAAATCCTTCGATAATTCTATTTAGGTTATTAAAAGAACGAATATACTGAGGATCTTTATGTTTTAATTGTAATTCGGTACGATTCTTATTATACCATATTATATTAGTCCTACCTGTATATCCTAATAATGTCATAATTTCAGAATGTTCTAATTTAAACATACTAACTAAGTAATAAGAAATAAATCTTCTACAGAGTACATGTTCCATTTTTCTTAATAAAGGGAAAGCTATAATTTCATCTAATGTAAGATTAAAGTAATTCAGTACAATAGATACTATATCTTCTTTTGTTAGACTCTTTTTTGATAATATCCGACATGAATTGTCGTCTAAGTCTATTTCTACTATGAGTTTCATAAGTTTTGATAATTATGATAAATAAAAATAGGACTATAATATATTAAGTTCCACCTCCCTATAAACTTCTAGTTAACTAAATAGTTCATATTAAGCTTAATATACTATAATCCTATAAATGTTTTAATCGAGAGTTATTGTGATTTTTTGTAAAAGATCTTCAGATATTTCTATTTTGACCTTCTTTTCGTTGTTAAATTTGCTTAACTTATTAGACAAGTTATCTCTTTCTCTGTCTATATTTTTGATCTTTGTTGTATGATCAACATTGTATTTCTTGTCACTAATTTTTAAATCACCTAGAAAATTACGAAATATTGTAAGTTCAGATAATAACTTTATGTTATCACTGTTACACCTATCTTCCCCCTTACCTTTCTTGAGATTAACTTCTTGAATAGAAGTATTTAGAGTTATAACTAGTTCAGTTATTTCATCTCTGATAAGCTCTAATTCTACAATCTTGGAATCTGTTGGATTTTTTTCATAAATTTCTCTTATTTCTACATAAGTCTCGTTTCTAGTGTTTTCCAGCGCTTTCTTAAGCTGCACTGCTTTCACTAGACTGATTGTCTTCTTCATTGATATCGTGTTACTACGGGCTTTAAAATGCCCTTATTTGACATATATGATAATTGTATTAATCTTTTATAGCATTGACATAAATAGATTGATATCCTTAATTGTAATAAGACTATCTTTATTCATATCAACAATCTTGTTTTGTCTGTATACTTTTTTAGATATATCTACTTTTTTACCATTGTATATTCTATCTTTTCCTATGACTGTACTATCATGTTTATGTAAGTCAATTGGACTGAATATAGCTAAATAGACATCAGATGCTTTATGCATCTTTTTGTTTCTTAAAGCTAGTTTGAAGTATTTGTGAACATAATCTAACTGTTGTAGTACAGTCATTTCTTGTAGATCTTCAGTTGTTGTTCCAAGACGTACGGCAGTACTAGGTAAAAATCCTATTAAACCTACTGCACCAGAATGGATGTTTGGTCTACCTTTTAAAATAGGTCGTCCATACTTATCTTTATCCATCTCAATGTAGAATATCTTGTAAAGCCACTGTGACCTTATTCCTAAATCTTTAGCAATACTTCTAATCTTCTTTCTGTCTTCCTTAGTAAATGTAGAGGACATTTTGAAGTGTTTGACTGTTTTCATATCTATAGAATCTAAATAAATATCAGATGTACTTTCTATAGGTTCTTGAACTGTAATTGCTATTTGGTTTAATTGTTTCCTCTCCATCTTTGATAGATTGGGAGCAAACGTTGTATTAAACCAAAACATTAGGAATACAAATATGTACTTTTCCATATTATTTGTTTTGGTTTGACATGATTCTCTATTGCTAGAAAATCGTTAACGGTGTAATTATACGTAAGGCTTTAGATAAGGGTTATTTATAATCACGTAGTTATATTTGCTTCTAAGCTTTGATGCATAGCTCACCTATATTTGATATATAGGGTGATAGGACTACCTCGGAAAGGTCATAACTTTAGTCCCAACCCCAGATATTTGAGTATCTGAGGCCAATTTGTGATTAGTTTAAAGTCCAAGTTCCCCAACTTAGACTAGGTATTTATTAGAGATATGAAGCGAAATCTGTCATTTCTATCTTGTTTATTCTCTAGGTTTAATCGCCTTATATAATTAAAAGCATCACCTAATCCGTCTTTTAAAGTAGTATGAGTAATTCGCAAATTACTTATAACTTCACCAATTGTTATTTTATCTGAACTACTTTGAGGTAATTCAAACTGAGATCTTTCTACTAACAGCTCGACTTTAGAGCTATTTCTTATTTTTACAAATTCGAAGTATATATAATCAATGATGTTTTTACGGGAAGATAATATATCTCGTAAATACTCATTATATACTACATAATAGTTTTGATTTCCATTCCTATAATTACTTAATCTCTTACTTAGATCAGTAAAAGCTAATTCAAAAATATTTACTTTACTTCCAAAGGAAATCCAGTGTTTCTTGAATCTTATGTTACCACTATTTGAGATAGTGATATAACTATATTCAGGAAATAACGTTTTTAAGATAAGCAATATTCGTTGCTTTCTAAGACTCGTGATTTCTAATTTTGATTTCATTTTATGTGTATGATTTATGAAATACTGTTGATCCAGTAAGTCAAGTTCGTCCTAACTTATTCACAGAGTGATATAAGTATAGGTTAAAATGAAGTCTACTCCTTATTTCTTGTAATCCAACCGTCTTTACGTCTGAGATAGAAACAGATTCATATGTTGTTACAATAGAAGTATACACTTTACTTATTCCAAATATAGGAATTAGTAAGTTACTACTATTTAAATTTGTTGAATGATTATTACTATATATATTAGCAATACTATTCACGTAATAATGGATGTTTGTTCCACTATTGATGAAAGAATAGTTTGTATCTAATACATTTGTTGCTAGCACAACATTGTTATCAGTACATGTAGCTAATACAGTAATATCATTCTTTTTTATTGTGTCTGTTGAGGTTGTTATATTTGATAGAAACATACCTATGAACAAACTGATTAAAAGAACGATAAACTTTTTCATGATTTTAATTTATTAGTTTTGTAAAATTTAAGATATTTTGATAATCTCGATTAAAACAGTACGATAATATGTCGTACAAATGATTTTGAAGTAGAATTACACTTATGGTAAATACTATAGTAATAACCATTGTTCCTTGCCAATTCATAGAGTTTTTAGCATAGGAAAATAGATAGTACACTCCTGATATTAGTAACAATCCTATAAGTAAGCTTGTTATAAATTTAATTAATGTATCTGCCCTAGCTTTCTTAAATAGTTCGTCACTAGTTATATTTAGAAATATACATACTTCTTCAATTTTTGTTGAACTACTGTTTAAAGCATCCTGCATCAGTAGTAGTCTGGAATCTCCCTGACTTACTAGTTCCTGCATAACTTCTGTAGCTTTTGTTATTAATGCATCATCTCCTTTTTGATAACGAGGTACATTAATAGATACATTTGTTTTTATCAATACAGAATCACCATTAGCAACTCTTCTCTCAGAAGGTTGAACTGTATATGATGATAATGTTATAGCAAATACTGCTGTTAATATAAGATAAAGTAATTTCTTCATAATTTGTTTGATTAAATTAATGATAAAAATTAGAGACTACTCAATTAAGAGTAATCCCTAATAATTAGTTATTAGAAGCGTTTGTTTGCAATAAGTTCTTCCATATAAGTCCTTTGAGACTTAATGTCCGAAATAATCTCTTCTTGTTTTTCTTCTTCCTTCTTGATCTTTTTTAATTCGTTAATACAAAGAGTTTCGTATTTTTCGATAGCATCCTCTTTGCTAAAGAAGTACCAAGGTCCTTTACTAAGGATACGAGACCTCTGTAATGGAAGATCAATTTCGTTATTGATGGAAACGAATCCCCTTTTTTTAAAGGATTGACTATCAACTTCAATTGTACGAACCATAAATCCGTCAAATCGTGGAGCACCATTATTACGTTCATCGTCTTTGATTGAACGAACTGTTATTTCAAAAATGACTCCTTCGTTATTAGCAATATCATGAAGAAATTCACTACGAAGTCTTTTGAGTTCATTATCGGTTAATTCACGAGCATCGTTATCAAATAAACTCTTTTTTGTAGATTCTTCTGAATCATTTTGATCGATCAATTTTTCTTTGGCCATAATTTTGTTATTTAAAATTTAAAACGTTTTTGATTTTAGTGATAATTGTTAACAAATTTGATTTTTTAGGTAGATTTAACTCTTCCCCAAGAGTAAATATTTTTTCGAACTTATTTAATTTTCCGATTAAAATTGGATCATCTACTTCAATTAAACTTGAAGCAAACTCAATGTTTTCAATACTATTTTGATTTTTGTAATTGATATGTGTTTTGATCCATACATTCGCTAGAGGTGAAGAGGTATTACCCCATTTACCTTTGTCACACATTGCTTTTGATGTAGCATAGTTTTTCTTATAAGGTTTAATAAAGATAACTTGTTGTTTTTTATCTCCATCTATTACCTCATATACCAACTTGATACCTCCCATTTCAGTATCTTTGATTATCTTATTACCAGAAATTTCAGGGATATCTTGACTAATTATTCTATATTTTGACATATTAATTAGATTAAAGATAAAAAAGTAAGCAGTCCTTTGACAGCAGAAGCCAATTATTGGTCGTTTCTGAGAATTCTGTAACTATTGCTAATTTTGTAATTCTACTGCTTATTTGTAATATACGAATGAGCTGTCTATTTTTTTGTATAGACTTACTATTTTGTTGTTTACGATATTTAATCGTTATGAACTCACTATATCGCTATGATCTTCGAAATCTGTTACTTATGAGATAACTAGCTCAAGTGTTACGGTATTATTAGCCATATCCGTAGGCCACTTATCTTCTAATTATATATCTCCATATTTCACTATGAAGCTGATTAATCCATGTACAACCTTACAGTTGTGTTGCGACTAATCAATAATTATTGATAAATACAAGAAAGTAAATTTGTTATTTTTGGTAATATTGTTTGGGAAGGTATTTCTGTAACTCAGAATGAATTACATGGAGATAATGTCTCATATACATTGGATTGTATAGGACGTAAATATCGACCTTAATTTACACATTTCATTGTATATTGAATTCTATACAACTTCCTTTCAACCTGTCGTAATTGGAATATTCGTACAGTATGTGACTCCAGTTCATTTTCTTAAGTACTGGTAACAATCAGGTGTTTATACCCATTTCCCAGGGACACCACAAACTGAATTATCTTTTAATACACCAGTGATTTGACACTGAATCTGAGACCACCTATTTACGATAGGCTCCACGTTCCACGTAGATGTATACTAAAATTACTTCTATAAAATAACCGACTTCTTCTACCGCATTTGTTTGTCAAAGGGTTTTACTCTAAAGAACACCTACATTTTTATGTTAATTTGTCTTCGTTAGCCTTTACACAACCAGTTGTCGGGAATCTCACCCTATCGCTAATCATAATGTTATACAAGGAGTATTATAAACAAATAGTATTAGTATTTGAATTATGTACTAGAAGGAGTTTATCATAGAAATATGGATAACTTCTATAATAAACTCGTTAATGTAAGATAGTCAAACTGTGAACGAATCACTTTTCTCATTACTGATAGTTTGAACTGAAGTACACTATCTTCTAATAATAGGTCTTTATAATACGAAGGATCTGCTATAATCCTGACGACTTTAGAGTAATAACTTAGCGCTATGAGTTACCTCGTAGTTATTATTGTTCTCTAGTGAGTTTAATTGTAAGTTGTGTTGTGTACATTTTAGGATGTACGTTCTCCTTTATTTGTAATAAAAGTTTTAATCTAGGCATGTTAAATTCAGTACGCCCTATGGTATTTAAAAATATGTAATAAATACCACCATACATTTGTTCATTATTATTGGACAAGCCTACACGATATTAGGTACATTGAACCAATTCGCTAATACCGCTTTATTGCAATTTAGACCTCCTCTATTAATTAAAATAGAATCTCCTCCTTACAGTAAAGAATTATCTTACGATGTTGAATTTGGAGGATTTTTATGTTCATATAATATATGATATACTATCCAACAAAGTATAAATATTATAGCAATACCATGTATCATACTACATTTCCTCCCAAGCTTCAAATTTTAATATCCTTAGTTGTTTAATTGTGAACATACTAGTTAATATTGATGTAACTGTAGTTCCCTGTGCTTTATAGAGCTTTCCATCAAATTTAAAGATGAATATTTTCATAATATCTTCTGATTATACGGTTATAACTATCTCGTTGAAAATCACCTATAGGAATAATTTCATCTATATATTCAAAACTGCTAGTTTTTGAATTGATGATGATCCTATATTGTTCAAGAGTTAAAATGAATCTATCATATGATAATCCTAGGTAATCTAGGACATCTTGATCAACATTGATCAAAAGAATTAACTTATTATCATTTGATATTAATAGACAAGATTCTATGGTATTAATGTGGTTAAATACATTTTCTACGTCATTTGACATTATATAACCAAATTTTCCATGTACAACACTTTCTTTTCTACCACTAAAAAATAGATGTTGATTAAAATCGCTTGAGATATTTATCTGTAGATTATCTTCTTCAAATAAACTAGATAAAGGTAATTCTTCACTTAGTAGTCTACCAACGGATCCTTTTAGAAATCTTGCAGGATGTTCATAAGCAGTTATACCACATTCTTCAACTCTGCCAAAAGTTGTAGTATAAGGTATTTTTAGTTTATTTAACATATCCTCTATCTTTTGTGGTAGTGTAGAGTTCAGGATAATCAATTGTTGTAACTTAGGAAATAACTTCTTTATTTTTGATTTAAGATAGTATTTTCTAAATATCCACAATTTTAGATCCTTTAGAATGTTATTTTTGAAATCTTCAACATTCTCTATGTATTTCTTATAGAGAAGCATAAAATCAAATGCTGTAAGTATTACAACTTCTGGTTCATGCTCCTCTAACTCATGTCTTAATCCATAACTATCTTTGTTTTGAGGAATTACTATTGTTATTCCACAAGTTAGTGGTAGTAATACAGAGATTAGATAGTTATAGGTAAATTCTACCTGTCCTAAGTAAGTAGTACTCTCATCAAATACTTTATTCCTTCCAAGTAATATCATGGTATTTAATATTTTATCATGATCTATAGTTACTGGAATTAACTTATTAGGAGATATTACTGATATGGATGTATTTGTTTCAAATATGTCCCCATCTTTTATTGGAAACTTTGTAAAGATCTTTATATTAATTACATTACATAAAAAGTAATAATCATCATATTGTTGATCAGTTAATACTAACTGTATATTCCAACGAGGAACTGATACAATTAGATCTTCAATATCTGACTTTATACTAAATAATACTAATTTATGCCTACTAAATAGTATGGCAAAGAATGTAATTATCCAATCAACACTGTTTTCAGCAACTAGTAAAATTCTAATAGGCGATTTATACGCTTTGTTTAGAATTTCAGCAAGTGCCCTGGATCTTTTAAAAATATATCTGTATGTATAACTTTTACTATTATATATTACAAAGATGTTTTCTAAATAGAGTTCAAAGAACCCTATAATTTTTTCAATCAATTTGCTTTTCATAGCCTATTATTGTTATTTTTTGATTATTAACAAATGGATGAATTACTTCGTCTAACTTGAATGTTTGTCCAGAATTATGGATAGTGATGAGATAGTTATTACAATGATCTGGTTCAGTTATTTGATTTTCAACCACTATTTTCATTGTGTTATTCTCATTAGTTATAGTAAATACACTGTTTCTACTTAAACTAATTTTAGCCATTATCTTATTAAAACATTTAGTTATATTAGTTATAGCTAATATAGATGGAGTTTTACCTACACTATGATTAGCTATCTCTATTTTTCTCATTGAATTAATGAGATCATTACTGTCTTTTGTCATAAAAAATAGATTTATATTTTGAACTATTATCTAATAAGGATTTTTGATTTCCTAAGATGTTAGCGCATTTTTTCTTCGGTACAATTGTACCAGCGGTAATGTTATTAGTCCTATCTGTGTAATCAGATAAGAATAAAATGAGTTCGCTTGATCCATTTGATGTATCAATTGAATCTTTTAGTTCTTCCAGGATTAAATAACCCTGTTTCATCTCCATTGATGATAATGCCCATACATTTGACTCTTCAGTGTAACCCAATATCTTTCTTCCTGATAATAGTGGAAGAATAAGTCCCTTGAGTTGAAGATTAATCTCCTTAATACGAGAATCTACTTCGTCGAGCATTTCTTGGAAATACTTATTTGTGTGTAATATAACTCCTGTTTCAGCACTGTTTGATCTGGCTTTAATTAAGAATTCTTTGTATAGTCTTAGTTTAAAGATATTTTTAGAATATCGGACTATACGTTCAATTACTGTATTTTCTTGCTTTTTCATACTAATTCGGTTAATTCATTAATAATACAACCTCTGTGATTATCTGATTCTTCAGTGTGAATGAATCTACCATCACTATCTTGCCAGTTAGAGTATGTCGTAACTATACCATATTTAGTTTCACTAGGATCTATGGTTATTTTCCTAAGAATATTATTCATTAGTTCAATTAGTGATGGTCTATTATTACTACAAACTCTTATTATTAGTTCATGCGCCATATTTACTATTTTAAATAAGTTTTACGAATTATTTCACGAGCTAAATCCATATCACCTTTAGCTTTAGTTAAATAATCTATCGCTTGTTTGATAGAACATGCACTAAGATCTCTTAATCTTTGTATTTCAATAGATGAAGGAACATAATCTAATTCAAAGTATTCCTTTTCTTTAATGACTTTTTTAATGTTTGGTTTAGAGCATTGTTCTATAAAGTCTTTTTTAGTTCCAAAATAGATTTCATTATGTTCTAAGTTTAAAGATACAAATGGTATTGTTTCCATTTCATCACCTTTATAAACAAGAATAGTCATTCCTTCTTCTTTTGCAAACTCAGTAATACTTTGTATTAATTTGTTAAGTTTTAAATCTGTCATATAATTGGTTTTAATTAGACATAGTAAAAAGAAGAGAGGTATGACATCACTGCCACCCTCTCTTGTGTCTAAAGGAGGTTGCCCCCTAAACTATGAAAGATAAAAAAGGAGTAATTTACTTAGTTTTAATTCCAGCAATTACTTTTAATTTGTTAATGATATTAACCATATCATCTGGACGAGTACCTTTATAAGGTTTACTCTGTTTGATAAGCTTAGCAAGTTCTTCTTCGGATATACCTGCTTTTAAAGCTTCTACAGCTAATTCCTTAACTCTATTACTTTTTGTTTCCTTAGCAATTGCAGAGAAATCAGTTACTTTATCATTAGTACGACTCTCTTCTACAATCTCTTGTGGAGTAGTTTCGGAAACCTCTTCGGTTTTAATTGGTTCAGTTGAAGGTACCTTAGTAGACACTTCAGTATTTTCTACTACTGGTTTAACCTCTTCAATGTTCTGTAACCGGGCTTTCTTTTCTTTTTCATGAAATGCTTTAAACCAAATGGTTTTAGAGCTATCATCCATTTCTTTATACAAATCAAATGTATTGAGATGTTGTAATGTAGCATTGTATGCAACAGCCCAAGCATCTTTAATCAAATCTTTCTTTTCAAATAATATACTTGAAATAAGAGATTCAAATTCTACATTAGTTTTACACTGAATAATACTTTCATAAACATCTGCATACTCTTTAGAAGTAGCTAAGTCTATGGATTTAGTTAAAGGACGAAACATTGCGTTTTCTGCTTCAACTGTAGTATTTTCAGCAAGAACTTCTTCTTTAACTGTTTTGAAATATTCGTGGGCTTTCTTATTACCCAGTAACTTACGAGCAGTAGGTAATCTAAGGAATTTAGATACTTCGTTCATAGCATTAATAGCCTTATCTTTTAGACTAGCTACAATAATACTCTTAACCTGAGACTTAATATCTTCTTCGGTTAATTCAGTTTTTCCTTGTTCTGCTGCTTCATGAGCTGCTTCAACGATATCATCGTGTTTTAGGCCATTTTCAGGCTCACTATTGATTTCTGTAGTAGATTCTTTAATCTTACCCCAATGAGTCATGATATCCTTCCAGAGAGGTTTAAATGCCTTCTTTTGATCATCAGTAATATCTGTAACATCTTTAATAGATTTTACAAAATGGGGATAAGCGTCTTTCTGTTTACCATCTTTTAACATTTGAATACATTCTGCAAAGAGTGAATCTTTTGTTAAACCTTCTACTGATGTAATAGGAATTGTTTCTTCTTGTTCTTTTGTTTCTACAGGTTTATTTGTAGATACAGTTAATCCTGTACCACTAGCTGTTAAGCCAGGAGTTCCTTCGTTATTGAAAGCTGTTTTATCCTGTTGAGTAGTTGAATCAGGACTAACGATAGAAATTATACCTTTACTTTCTAAATAGTTAGGATCTAATTTAGCTTTAAGCTGATCTGCCCACATAGATAAAGATATCTCTTCCATATCATCTTTAGGTTCACAAATAGTACCTATTCTATTAGGTAATACTTTAAATAAGAACCTTTGTTCAACGGCAGTTTGATCAAGAAGTTTAGATTTAACTGCTAAATCAATAGATAAGTTTAAAGCATTTTCTGCCATATTGTTATCAATTAATATTTTAGCAATTTCATCAATTTTATCTAAATCATTTGGATTAGCTTGAAGTAACACTTGAACTTCCTGAGGTAATTCAACAGGACTACCAAATACTGTCTTACGTTCATATCCTTTGAACCACTGTTCTTTAGGAGTAACAGTTATGATAGGTTGTTGTTTCTGATCTTTCTGAGCAGCCTTTTCAAACTTCTTAGTAGCATCTATAACTTTACCTTTAGTAGCTCCTGCTGCCTCTGGTTTAGTTAATATTATCTCTTGTTTAGTTTGACGTTCCTCAATAGGTTGTTCGACTAAATCTTGGTCAATTATGTTATTTCTAACACTTTCAACTATTTTTACATCATCTGCAGTGGGTATAATTAATCCTTGACGAATACTTAATACCTCAGCAGTTAATGCTATACGTTTTTCTAATATTGAATGTAATGTAGCTTTGTTTTGATTTAATTGTGCTATATTAGCTCCTGCTACAGTTTTTTGAGATTCAAAGTATTTCATTAATTCAATAGTTTCACCTGGGGTAGCTACTAGTATTAAATCACGAAGTAAATTACGATCAGTCTTTTGAATTTCACCGATAAGATTCTTTGTTTCCTGATATTTTAATGCTAAATTTGTATTATTCATTTGATTAATTGTTTTTGATTTATTAATACTATTTACAATTAATCACAAATTGGAAAAGGGGAATTAGTGGAGTTGAGAGACTTGAACTCTCAAGTTGGCCTGAACCAGTACTCCAAACAATCTCATTCTTATTATAAAGTTATGATGATTGTTGTTTCTTTACAAATACCGGATGTTTAGCGGTACTTGCTGTTTGTGCTTTTTCTGGGAATAGATTTTTGATTGTATCTAATTCCTGTAGTGATTTGAACGTTTTACCAAGTGGTTTACTGACTTTTGGATACATATAATTTAGTTATAATTTCAGGATTAAATAAGTAGATACTGTTAATTACTGAATGTCTTGATGTGGGAAATCTACTAGAGGCTACAATTGTAGCAGGAAGTCTTCTAACTTGAAGTTTGTAAGTTTGTAATCTAGATACTTTTTTCATGATATAGTTATACACATCTATTTTATCAGGATCACTTAAAGTAGTATCATTAATTTTGCTTTTGGATCTATTCAAATCCTTGATTTCATCTTGAATTAGATCTAATAACTTTTGTTTATAGGTTTTCATTATAAATTTGATATATGTTCCCAATAACAATGACCTTCTGGAGTTAATTTCCAATTAAATGCCCACACGATGAAAATATTCCAACTGGTTGTATTATTGGCTATGTTACGTGAATAAATTGGATCATCATTATTCTCCCATTTATTAGCTTTCCAATTCTTTATAAACTTAGTTTTGATTTTAAGTTTCTTGAGTTTAGCTTCAAACTCTGATTTAAATACTATTGTTTTAGACATGATTAAATATTTTATGAGTTAAATAATGTACAAAGAACCATATTATTCCTATAAATAAGAATATTTGTAATGATATTCCAAAAAAATAGATATAAACGATTATTCCTATCCAAGTAGAATTACAATATGGACATAGACCTAATGGTTTAGCTAAATATGCTAATATATAGGTAAAAGGTTTATTCTTATTATACTTCTTACATATAATACTATATCTAACTATTTTATTCAACCATTTACCATAGTTATTGAAGATCATACCAGGAGTCATATAATGTTGAAAACATAACTCTAGTAATGATACTATAAATCCTATTAAGAGATATAATACCATTACTAATGATAGATTAATTAATACTAGCGTACTCAAAAGTTGTTGCTTTGTTGAATCGACGAACAGCTTTGTATTTCTCAAGTACTGTTACTTCACGTAACTGTTCTGAATATACAGGAGATGTACAACCATTTTTACATAATTGTATCTTGTAATTGTTATCTCCGCTGTCTTCAGCAATTTTACAAATTGTACCTTTATCAGCATATGAACAACCACATGATGAAATACCTACTGTTAAGATAGCTAACTGGCCTACTTTAAATTTACTCATTTTTCTTTGATTAAATGGTTATTATTAAGAAAATATATATATTGTTTTGATTAATATATAGTTAATAAGACAATGATTGATAATCTGACTCTAGTTAATTATGTTCATACCAGATAGTACAATTTGGATTCACTTGTAGTATCAATCATTGATAATTATCAAATTTCTGAATATTACTACACATATCAATAGTGTAGTCGCACAATTAGTTATATTAATATGGTTACAAAAGATTTATATACAGCAATAGAATGTCATTAACTGTAATACTTTCTTGACTACCCGCATTCTCAGCTACCATATCTAGTCCTTTTTTTATAACTATACGATCAAATATTTCTATTTGAAAGGCTAAATAGATTATCCTTATCTTTTAAACTGATTATAATCTAATATTTCATGTATTAGAGCAATTATACATTATTCAGTTTATTTAGCTGCCAATACAAATATTACATATGTTGAAGATATTGATAGTTATCTCAATTCATATTTGTATTATATTATCACCTTTTATTTACGGTGTAAGTATCAACAGGGTTTTTGTCTATTAGACACGGTCATATTATATTGTAGATATTTAATCACCCCAAACGTTTATCTTAGTTTTATTGTAATAATAAGAAAATTTCAATGTAATATAGATTAGAGGAATATCTTCTAAGTCCTACATATTACATCGGGAACTTTGCTATCCCATGTAGCCTTATCGCCACATTACCTCTTTATACTAATGATAAGATTAGTATTTATTAGATATGATGAAGGTTATTACTTAATTGTTTCAGTATCAATACTACCTACAAGATTAACTAGTCTTACAACTGTATGGATCTCACAATGATCTCTATTGCACTCTGCATTATGTTAGAAAAGGGTTTACCCCTTATTAGTTTTAACTAACTCGGACTTGTGACCGTCATTACTATTATTAATTATCTATTCCAGTGTCTAGGTTTCTGTTTATAATTAATTTTCATGGTTGCATTACTATAAGATAGTTCTGACAAAGGGTATACAGCCCCTTTATAAGAACGAGATTTTAATCAACGTTTCTAGAATGTTGATACTCATATATCATCGTACACTTTTGCCCGTGCACGAGACTTTTTTATTATATATAATATATCGCAATAGTCGCTAAACTCTAATGAGATATAGATTAGTCCTATCTAATTTTCAGTAGTAGCTTCTGTATCAACTATTTACATACTAATAAGATATTCTTAATTTCTTGTGAAGTTGTTTAACAATCTGATTACATTTAATAATCCATAAAATAATGGTTTCGTAGTCAAATGTCATTGGAGCAATACGGAATTCTATGCTATGTAGATATTGATAACGTATGTTTATCCAAGCATGTTTGTCTTCTAATCCAATTCTTTTATAATTAAAAGTACCTGGATATTTACCAAATATTTCTTCTAATGTGTATAGATATGGATTAAGATAGTTTGTAACTATATCTACATTATTACCTTTTAATAGATAATCATTGTTGATTATTTTATTAGCATCAATGTGTAAATGTATCCCACTACCTGGATTTAATGTACAATATTTCTTCATGTCTTGAAGTATTTTGTATAACCCAGATGCTTGGGAATAATTACGTATTGATATGCGATGTTCACAGACTTCTTTTGATTGTAGTCTTTGTTTATCATCTGAATAATCGAATATATCGTATTTATCTGCTATTTTAATGCTATAGTCACGTTGTTTAGCATTTAAAATACGACTTAGAGAAGTGATGCATTCTATTTCAATAGATGATCTAAATGGGATCATATTGTATAGAATACCTTTAGTTATCTTAGGATTAAATGATTTATCCTTTAATAATTTAGAGATTAACAAGGGAGCACTTAGTAAGCATTCCCTTGTATACTGTGATTTGTTCATGATGATTAGTATTCTCCTGGTAATAATTTACCAATTTTGGTAATATATTTGGACTGAGCAGTTTGAATTAGTTGAACTAATTCTTCTTTTGACTCAGTACCGGAAATACGAATAACGTTTGCACGAGCAATCGTTACTAAATCTTCTTTTCTCTTGTTTATCAATCTAGATGAAGAGGATACTTCTTTTGAATAATCTTTGGCCATAATTAAAATATTTTTGATTAGAACGGTTTGATATTATCTCATCAGGATTACACTGACATAGACCTTAGCATCAAAAATAAGATAAGACTAGAAGTTATCCCACCATATTATCTACCAGTTTGACTGATAGTATGATCGAATAACTTCTAGAATGCAGAGGTAGCATACTCTACTCCAGAATTACGTTCTGATGATATAAATTGAGAGTTTGTCTTATCCCTTATCTGACTCATCATCATTGGAATTACCTTTAATGATTGCTTCATCAGGGATACGATTAATTTCTCGCTGGATACGAACTTCTTCGTCTTCTTCTTCATGTACAAATACACGAACAACTGAACGAGTTGTGTCTTCTCCTTTGTGAGGACCATTTGAAAGTTTTAAAGGTTTTCCATCTGGAAGTAGTACTTTGTAAACAAATCCGGTTTTACGTTCGACTATTTTGCCGACTATACCCATAACACCTGTGTTAATAGTAAGACCAGTTTCACCTTTAGTGTAGTTTGCTTCGTCAGCAACTGCATCTAATAGGTCATTATAAAGTACTCGTTGATCTGGTGAGTTGAATATTACCATTGTAAAGGGACGTTTTTGTGGTCTACGCATTACACCATCAATCATTTTCTTTAATGCTAATACTTCAACGATAAAATATTCTGATCCCCCTTCTTTACTTTGTAATGGTTTTGTTAAATCCGTGTGTTTTGGATTTGATTTACTTGCTACAATTTTTAATTCGTAGGCTTTGTTTTCAATAGCCATAATAATTAAGATTAAGTTAATGTTTCTTCAATTTTGGTTTATGATCTGATTCTATTGCAGACCATGTCATGAGTAATAACATCACAAGGACTACTAATAATAAGGATAGTAGTGTCTTGGATTGAGGACGTTCACTCATTAATATGTTGTAAAATACCAGTAATGAGAATACAGATATTACAACTAGAATTATGTAATTTTGTAGTTTATGTAATTTCATATATAATTGTTTTGATTAGTTATTATGAAATAAAAGAGAGCTTGGAGATGCATCGGTGCAGGGTTGGTTACCGTCCCATATGGCTCATACTCCAAGCTGCCTAACCTGTGTGAATGGAATGAACTGAACGTAGTTCATCCTGTGTTTTAATTAGGTATTGTCATAATATGTGATTCATACCAAATAAGATCTTCATCTAGTGTAATACACCAATCTGATGAATCGCATACATCTGCTTCACCAACTGTTGCTTCTAGATAGTCGAATAATTTGTTAAACAAATCATATTCTTTGAATGTATGAAATGTTAATGTACTTGTTGGTACATTATCACCAAATGATATACATTGTAAATGGAATGATTTTGATGGAACATAATTGAGAATAGTAATTTGATATTTCATGATTTATATTGTTAGGTTAGACATTGATTACAAAGGAAAATAACATTCAGCTAGTGTATTTTTCATTTCCCGAATTAACCACCTAACTACTAGAGGACTGTGGAACACACACCTTGGGATAAGCAGGTGTACTGAATGTTATCAAACACAGAGCTTCCTAGCTGATTAAAGCCATAGTGACTACTCTGTGTTATTAGCAACTTATGCTGCATAAAGTTTAGGGAATCCCAAATCATTTGTGGAATGCCCCATATTCATGTGAGTCATCTGACTATAGATTATTGTTATTTTTTCTTTTCCATAGCATCAACTGCTCTTCTAGCCATTTCATCAGCAATAGCTTTACCTAGTTGTTGTTGAAAATTAGGCATACTTAAACAAACAGAAACATAGTCTGAAATTTGTTTTCCTACATCTCCGTTCATAGAACTTCCATATCCAAGTGTTTTATCTAAAACTGTTTTAACAGGATTAGAATAATTACCAGGTTTAAGCATATCTTCTAGGCTTTTTTGGAATGCTTCTTGGAGTTGATCGTCTTGAATGTTAATTGTAATCATTGTGATATATATTAGGTTAGACAATACAATGTAAATGTATGAGTATAATTGCTATAGTTGTCATAAGAGTTATATAATTAGGTTAATAATATATTATGTGAGTGTGTTATGTGAGCTTTAGCGAACGTATTCGCAGAATACTGCTATATAAGTGTGGACAATAATGAGAAAATAGAGGATATTATGACATAGATAATTGACTGGCAGTCAGTATCACACAACCACAATCTCATGTAATTGCTACACATTCATAATAATCCTCTAAATCATCAATTACTAACCATGTTCAAACTATAATTCGAGGCAACGTACCCTGGGGGACGGCGCAGTGAGGGGGTTTATCAACCCTATTAAATGTTAATACTAATCTCTTAATGAGATTAATGCACAATTGTTCCCTAATCGGTCACAATTCTATGTAGCAATGTCATGAAGACTAAAACAAAAGGGATGCACTGTTATAGTGCAAACCCCAATCTGTAACGTTCGTGACCGTCATGAGTACCTGTATGCTCATAAGTTATCTCTTGTCCCTTCAATGACAACATAGTAGCCAATGGCATATCAGCACTAGTGCCAATAATACCAGTAACACCATTAGATAACGATATGATACAGAAACCTTTAACATAACGGAAACCATTAATAACAGCTTTGCCTGCGTTAGCAGGAGATTTAGTATTAGCCATGACGAAATATTTTAGGTTAGACATTGACACGGGGACTTCCCGCTCGCTTGCGTATAGGGGATGGTTGACTACGGTAGATTAAGAGCTCAGATATATTTTTAAAAAATTTTTTGTAATATAACCCTTCCTTTAAAATAACGTATATTAGTAGAAATATATGCAATATGGAATACTACAAGTTTGATACAACAGGATATAGAGAGGCTCTTATAGAGTTACACAAGAAGTTCTTTATACAATGTTCCTCAACAGATACAGGAGCAGTACAATGTGAGGTAAGTTATGAGGATACTATAGATGAGTTAGTTACAGAGTTTATAGATATATTTATAATAGGTTATAATATTAAGAAAAAAGTTGTATAAAAATGTAACCCTATTTACCACTCCCCGTATAACAGTGATCAAACGTATGATATGACTAAAGAATTAGATAAGAGTAAATTTAGTAGATTGTGCAAGAGAGTTGAGAATCTTAATCAACTCAGAGATGATGAGATGACTAGACCTAATACTAAGATATGTATCTGTATATGTATTAACAACTGTATGGATGATATTAATGAGGAGTTATTAGAAGCAGGTTACTCATTTAATGAAAGTAATTAGACACCCTCATACTATTGGGGATCATCCGATATCGCATGTCAATGATAGAGCGGATTAGAAGTTGGGTTATAAGTATACAATATAGTATATAGTGTTGTCCCCAATAGTGTCGATAAAAGAGTTAGTATAATGATCTGGCCCTCCACCAGTAAGGTAAATGTAGCTAAGAGAGGGATAGGACTAGTCGAAAGATGATTTACGACAGATACGAAATCTAACTTTAAACTTATATTTGCTGACAAATTAGTCGAGCATTATAGGGGAAGATTACATAAAATTATTAAGTAATTACAAACTAAACATTCTATATAACGTATAAGATTGGAAATTAGTAATTATGGATGGTATATGTATACAACGAGATCCTCAGGAAATAGGTGAGGAATTTAGTAGAGCTAGTAAAAGCTTTGTAAATCACTTAAACTCTGATCCTGAATTTAAAGAACAGGCTAAATTAAGGTTAGAGCAGATTAGTAAACAAGAGTGGATATCTAATATAGATCAGTTTTATCAACGACACGCGTTAAGTATATTGTTATCAAAAGATGAGTTGGATCACTTCTGGAATAATCAGAAAGATATGTCACTAAGTGAGTTTTTAAGTAATACATTTAATAGGTCAAAGGATGAGTAAATTAGTTAATATAGAGGGAATAGAATTAGAACAATGTGTTATAGATAATGAAGAATTAGATTATGTTACAACTATCCCAGAAGATGTGCAGTTTATCAACGAGTATATAGAATCTGAGATGGATAAACAACCTGATAATATTGAAGAAGATGTACATATACAGAATCTTATGATAGATCAGGAATTAGAAGTATTCCCTAGTTGTTTAAATATTGAAGAATACTTTGATAAAGAATTAACAACATGGTATCAAGACAAGTTAATAGAATATGATACTATTATTCAAGACATACAAGCAGATAAACAAAATTTTATAGAACAATGTAAAGTAACTATATCAAGAAATTATTACACCAATTATCTAAAAGATTATAATAAAAGTCTTAGAGAATGGTACTTTAATAAACATCCTCAATATGTTAGAAAATAACTATAACACAGAACTAGTATTTGATTGGGAGAGAGCAGATAAATTACATAAGTTGTATGGGTGGGATATACTTAAAGATTGCTTTAATAAAGATATAACCAATGAAGAATTTTATAATCGTTATCCAGAGGCTGAAGTTAAATTAGAAATAGATAAATATGCAAGAAAATAATTACTATACTCCATCAATCGAGGAGTTTTGTGCAGATTTTGAGTATGAAGTCAGAAGTACAATGTTGATAGACAAAGGATGGCATACTACTAAAGAGCCTGTGTGGAGTAGGTACAAATTTGAGTTTGGTAATTACTTATCTGCTTATTACTTAACTGAGAAGATTAAGGACAAACTTTGGACTAATGATGCTAGAGTTAAATACTTAGATAAGTCTGATATAGAAAGTTTAGGATTTAGTACTGAATTTAAAGATACTGATTATACTATAATATATACTAAAAATGGTTATAATCTAGTTTATTATACCAGTGAAAAACTAGTATTGATAGATAATGAAAATAAGAGGTTATTTAATGGAATTATAAAGAACATATCAGAATTACGTAAACTACTTAAACAATTAGGAATAGAATGAGTTTAATAACATTTCCAATTGAGTCATACCCAGTCTTATACAAGATGTATTGGAGTGATGAATTAGATGAAGACAAACGTGTAGAGAATAATAAGGATAAAGTTAGTATTCTAGGTAGTATATATAATACTTACTATAATCAGACATTTGATGCTAATAGTTTAGATATAATTACATATACTGGTAGAATTAGTCCTTGGCAAGTTATATTTAAGATAGCATATTTGACTAATGATGGTGGTACAGATTACTTATGGGAATACTTTGATAATTGGGTTAAGATATTAAATGCTAATAGATATTAAATATGAATATTCAAGATATAGTAGAAGATCTATTAATAGAATTTGGAGGAGATAGTTATATAGATGGTTCTGAAGAAATAACAGAATTTATTATAAATCTATTATATGATTTTACAAAATGGTTAGGTAATAACTATACATTATATGATGAGGATAAATGGACAAATAGTGTAGATTATAAAACATCTAGAGAAGTACTTTCAGAGTATTTAACTGAAAGAAAAAAGATAATATATAAATATACTGATATAAAATGAATATACCCATATCATATCAATTAGCTGGAACAGATTGGAAAGTAGTCTGGGACAATACTAAGTTAAACAATCAAGGTGATTACGGTACTTGTTCACATAGTGAATCTATGATAACACTATCTACTACAATTGGATTAAAGAATTTATCTGAAGGAAAGATGGAACAGACATTCTATCACGAATTAGTTCATTCTATACTAGATTCGATTCATGAAAGAGAATTAAGTGATAATGAGAAGTTTGTAGATAATTTTGCTAATATGTTACATCAATTTATTAAATCAGCAAAATATGAATAAACACATTATATCAGATGATACTTATAATCACATAGAATCTGAAACCTGTTGGTGTAATCCCCGTATAAGTCATGTAGAAGGAGAAACTTGTTATATTCATAATAGCAACTACTCTACAGACATAGAAACTGAGGACAGAGAGGAAATAGATTATAGGTCATTTCCTGAAGGTTATTTAAGATGGAAGAATGAGACAAGTATGTTCCCTAGAAGTAATTATAAATAAGTGATATGAAAAGAGATATTAACTTAGACAAGATTAGAGAGAGAGCAATGTTATCTGTTAATGAAGAGGATGCAGTTGAATTCTCAGAGTTCTTTGCAGATAATTATGAAGATATAATTGAGAATACAGACGATTATATTGCAGAGGGCATAACAAGTATGTTTTATATAGATAAAGAAGCAGAATGAAATTAAAAGTAATTAAAGCAGTTAAAGGATTAGTTCCTGGAGATATATTAGATTATAATGAGAAAGATTCTAGTTATGAGATCTTCAAAGTTGAGGAAGATATTACTGAATCTGGAAGTAGTAAGAAATCATTAAAAGTTACTATCCCTGAATACTTAGTAGATGACTTTAAAGAGTTTTTTACATGGGTAGATGATGATGGTGATAAAGTTACTGTAGAAGAGTTTAGATACAAAGATAGTCCTAATTACGAACCTGATATGGTAGAAGAAGTTGCTAAGCCGTCTCCAGTAGAAGTATCAGAACCTATTAGTTTTGCTATGTATGAGACACTTAAACAAAAGATCTCAAATCTAGAAAGGCAATTAGAGGAATATAGTAGTAAACAACCCATTAATTACCCAGTATATACTATATATCCAAGACGTAGCTCATTTTACGAACCTATATTCAATTGGTAATATGAGCAGTAGATGTGAAAGTTGTCCTTTACAGGATATAGATTGTTATTATCTACTAGAGATGATACGAATAGATAAGGAGATGAAACAAAGAAAACATAATAGAAAAAAAGTTATTAAGAATGGAAGAAAATAAAGATGTGGCTCCAGTTAAGCCAGAAGTTAAACAATATGAGTTTGCACATTTAGTAGTACATTGTGGTAAATGTAATAGTAAGTATGTACTAGATAAAGATGTAACAGGTGGAGTACATATTACCCTCCCAACAGCAAGTACATCTGAGTTAGTCTTAGTTTGTAAAGAGTGTAAGAATAGTATGGCTCTATATTTTGTAGAATCAGATGGAGCTAGTAAGAAGCAAGAATCTAAAGTTGAGAGTGCAGAGATAGAAGAGGTTACTCCTGAAATAGCTTATGAACCTAAAATGGAGGTTGTAGAATAATGAGAGAGTTGTTACCAAGAACTAAAAAAGATGTTCGAAATAACTTTTTTTGGTTTATAGATACCAATGATCTTATATATTTTAAATATGATAGATTAACTAGATTATTTGGTATTAAAAATGAATACAATTTAAAGGTGTTATCTAAGCCAATAATGGTAGGTGATGCTTATATATACGATACTAAAATAGTTGAAAATAGAATAACTTGGTTTGGAATAACCTTATTTAAAATAAAAAGTAGGTAATGGAGAATGAAGTTGATATTACTAGACCACAGATAATAAGATTTGTATTATCTAGAACTTTATCTGAAAAATCAGAAAAGGGTTATTACATAATAAGAAGAAATGATGATATACTAACAATACCAAGTGATAATTTTGAATTACAAATCACAAGAACTCAAGAGTCGTTAATTATGGACATAGAATCTATACTAAATGATTTTAAAGAAACAAAAGGTATTGATAAAATTTATATAAAATAATGGAATTAGTTTGTTGGAAAACAGATATTAAAGGTACTAGTAAATCAATCTTTAATGTAAAGGTTTGGGAAAAGTATCGTACAACTAGAGGTAAGAATGCAGGAAGTATTATTGAGATATCATCTACCTCTAAGTTTATACAAGCATTAAAATTAGCTTGGTTTATTATAAAGAATTACAAATGGTTATAACATGATAGTATCGAATAAGGTAGACCCAATATTAAAGGATTTATCATTACGATTCTATAAAGATATAAGGGTGATCAAGCTAATATGTGATCACCCTTTATTTTTTGTATCAGAACGTATTAAAGATCCTACAGATATAAGAGCAATTATGATCCCATTCTTTGGGAAATTTGTGTTTAAGTATAGTAAAACTATGAGTAGTAAGGAAATTAACACAAAAAATCATCATATTAGAATAGCTCAGAAATGTAACCAAAAATGTAACACTAACGTAACGACAGACAATAATGAGTAGTAAAATATTTGATATAGTTGATGGTAAAGTGCAGATCAATGCTAACGAACTATCAATTCCAGTATTTAAAAAGATATACGATGCTGACAAAGATAAGGAAAAGATTAATTCTTTTAATAAAATATCCTATATCATATTTGTATATAAATGGGATAGTCCATATGCTTCATATATAGATTTTGAAACTAGAAATAAGATAGTTAAGAAGGATATATTTGGAGATGAGAATTGGCAACCCGATGATCTTACAAGAGAAGCAGTTAAACGTTTCGTCGATTTTCAAAATACATTTTCCTTACAATTTCTAGAACAGAATATGGTTGGTGCTAAAAGACTGATGGAATTCTATACTATGATTAATTGGGAAGATGAAGATAAGTCTGGTAAATTTAAGTATTCATCTAGAGATCTAGCAGCTAATTTAAAGGAAGCTGGTAATATACTTAAATCATTAGAGTCGTTAAAAGAACAAGTCCGTAGAGAAGAGTTAGAAACTAACAGTATTCGAGGCGGAGGAGAAATTAATATATATGAAGATCCTCATAGTATGAATACTATTTGAGGATAAAATAATCCACTTAACAGTGTATGATTAAGAATTCTGACAAATTTCGTGGTCCATCAATCCACTATCAAAAATATGGGTATTATACGTCTACACCAAAAGGTACTACAGCATATAGAGACTATTGGGATATAGAATCAAAGAGGTGTCTATATGGGTATGTAGCAGATGATGGAGATTACATAACAGGGTATCACTACTTCTATTTAAATTATACTATGATTTCTATAGTAGAGGAAGTAGATATAGTAATTGGTGGAATATCTAGAAAAGTTGCTCAGAAACATAGAGGATTCCCTACTTTCTATGATTCAGATTATGAGTATTTCCACTATATAGAACAAGCTGAGAAACTAGGTAAGCATGCTGTCGTATTAAAGAAACGACGTGCTGGATATAGTTGGAAGGCAGCAAGTATGTTATGTAGAAACTTCTATTTATTACCAGGTAGTGTAGGATATGCAGTAGCATCAGAAGCAGAATTTTTAACTAAAGATGGTATACTTACTAAATCTTGGGACTTAATGTCATGGATAGATGCTAATACAGCATGGACCAAGAAAAGACAGAAGGTTGATACTAGAATGCATAAACGTGCTTCATATATAGTAGATAATAATGGTACTAAAATTGAAGCAGGATTTCTCTCTGAGATAATGGGAGTTACTGTTAAGAATGATGTACAGAAGATTAGAGGTAAGGCTGGTAAGTTAATTCTATTTGAAGAAGCTGGTAAATTCCCTGGACTAAAAGAAGCTTGGCAAATCGCTAGACCTTCAGTAGAACAAGGTACTAATGTGTTCGGGACCTTAATTGCTTACGGCACGGGGGGTACGGAAGATGCTGATTACGAAGGGTTAAAAGATCTATTCTATGAAATAGATGCTTACAATGTTCTAGGAGTAGATAATATATGGGATGAAGGTGGAACTAAACAATGTGGTTTCTTTGTTCCAGAATATGTCAATATGGAGGGATCTGATGAAAATGGTAATCCCTTTATGGACAAAGAGGGTAATAGTCTTAAAGAAGTAGCTATGAGACATATTCTTAAAGAACGTCAAAAGATCTTTGAGAATGCTACAGATAAGACAGCAATTGATAGATACATCGCTGAACATCCTCTAAATGGTCAAGAAGCCTGTCTACAGATATCAGGTAATATATTCCCTAAGAAAGATCTTATACAACAGTTATCGTATATAAGAAATACAGATTCTGTAAAGTCATTTAAACAAGTTGGAGAACTTATACAAGATCCTACTGGAATAATTAAATGGCATCAAACAGACAATAGATTTAAAGATATTACTAAATATAGAATTGAAAAAGGTCAGGCAAAAGATGGGGCTATAGTAATATGGGAACATCCTGATCCAAATCCTCCTTGGGGATTATATATTGCTGGCTTAGACCCCTATGATCATGATAGTGCAGAATCAAGTGATTCACTAGGATCGTGTTTCATATATAAAAGATTTACATCATCTGGTAAGACGTATAATTGGATAGTTGCTGAATATACTGGACGACCAGAGAGAGCAGAACAGTATTACGAGAATGTAAGAATACTCCTACTTTATTATAATGCAACATGTTTATATGAGAATCAATGGCCAGGATTTTCAGTGTATATGAGAAATAAACATTATGATTACTTACTAGCAGATCAGCCTAGTATCATTTCTAAAATGATAAAGGATAGTAGGGTTCAGCGAGGTAAGGGTATTCATATGGTAACAGACATAAAAAATAATGCAGAATTATGGCTTAAAGACTGGTTGACGGAGGAATACGAACCAGGTAAGAGTAATCTTACTAAGATATATTCAGAGGCATTATTAGAAGAATTAATATCATATAACAATAAAGGTAACTTCGATAGAGTAATTAGTTTATTTCTAGTTATGATCTATTTACAGGAGTTACAAAATTTACATGTAAAGTCTAATGACGATATATCAAAGATTAAGAGATTATTTGAATCTCCAATATTTCCTTCAGATAGAGAATTTACAAGTTTTAACTAGTTAAGAAATGGATTTATATTACAAACGAACGGAATTTCCTGTACAGAAGTTACCACTAAAAATGAAGGATGAGTCTTGGAGGAGAGGGTGCGTTGATGTACTTGTATCCAGAGAAGGTTCTACTTATGCTAGTGGTAGATCTAGACGAGATATTCTTAGAACTAACTATGATTTATATAATGGAATCTTTAATGAAGATGACTTTAAATACGTAGTTAATCCATACAATGTGGAAGACGGATTTCCAGCACATCCTCAAAGTATGAATATAATCAAATCTAAGATAGATTTACTTATAGGTGAGGAAACTAAACGTCCTTTTAATATTAAAGTATTCTCTACTAATGAGGAGGCTATATCACAAGTACAGGAAGTCAAAATGAATATGCTTGTACAAGAGTATATATCATCTACTTTAGAAGGACAACCAGAAGAAGTTATAGATAAGAAATTGCAAGAAATAGATGCCTATATCAAGAATAAGTACTCTAGTGTTGCAGAAAAGACAGCCTATGATTCTCTTCAATATTTACGTCAACAACTTCTATTAGAACACGAGTTTATCAAAGGTTGGAAAGATGGGTTAATAGCAGGAGAAGAAATATACTATACTGGAATTGTTAATGGTGAACCAATGTGTGAGAGAGTAAATCCTTACCATTTTACTTATGACAATGATCCTGATATAGAGTATATAGAAGATGGTGATTGGGCAGTAAGACGTTTCTTAATGGCTCCAGGAGCAATCTATGATAGATTTCAGAATGTAATGGATGAGGAAGATCTAGATAATCTACTAAAGATGGTCGGAGGAGACTCATTACGTCGTAGACCTAGTGATGTTAACTTTAATACTATTATATATAAAGATAAGATAATCTCTGATATTACTAATGATGAGTTCTTCAAGGGACAACTTATACCTGTATGGCACACTGTATGGAAGTCATTTAAGAAGATATTCTATATAGTTGATGGAGAAGGTAATGATCTAGATGTAGTAGATGAATTCTTTAAATTGTCAGACGAAGAGAAGGCAATGGGATTAACTTTACAGAAAGATTGGATTACTGAAACATGGGAGGGGTTTAGAATAGGTACTGATATCTATTTAGAAATACGTCCTGTAGAGTACCAATATCAATCATTAGAGAATCCAAAGACATCTAAACTTCCTTATGTAGGAGCTAAATACAATTGTACTAATACTAAGAATAGATCTCTAGTAGATACTATGAAATCTTTACAGTATATGTATATAGTAGTATGGTATCGTTTAGAATTAGCTCTAGCAAGAGATAAGGGTAAGATAATTACTATGGATATAACACAGATTCCTAAATCTATGGGAATTGATGTTAAACAATGGATGCATTATCTATCTGCTCTAGGAGTAAATCTTGTTAATCCACATGAAGAAGGGTGGGACATTCCAGGACGTGCTGGAGGACATGCTGCTGCATTTAACAACTTCGGACAAGCAGATTTAACTATGTCTAAGGTAATTGCTGACTATATAGGTCTATTAGATAAGATTGAGGAAATGTGTGGAGAACTCTCAGGAGTATCTAGACAACGTCAAGGATCTATAGCATCTAATGAACTAGTTGGTAATGTACAACGTTCAGTAGTACAGTCTAGTCATATAACAGAACCTCTATTTGAGATACACAATCAAGTTAAACGTAGGACTTATACTGCTTTACTCAATTGTGCTAAATATGCTTGGACTGAAAACAAACGTAAGAAGTTAAATTTCATAGTAGATGACTTTTCTAGAACATTCTTAAACATAGATGATGATTTCCTATACTCAGACTTTGATGTATTTGTAAATGACTCAACTAGAGAGAATCAGAATCTAGAAGCATTAAAGGGTCTTATACAACCTGCCATGCAGAATGGAGCTACTCTATCAGACGCTGCTTTAATACTTACTACAGAGAGTATATCTGAAGTTAGGAATAAGTTACAGGAGATAGAAGAACGTAGATTACAACAAACTCAAGCTATGGAACAGCAGCAACAACAGTTGCAAGCTATGCAGGCTCAGATGGAACAAGAAGCTCTAGCAGAAGATAGACGTATTAAAGAAGAGGATTCTATACGTAAATCTGAAACAGCTATACAAGTTGCTTTAATTGGAGCTAGTTCTAACGAAAGATCTGATGGGGACAATGAACCTGAAGATACTGGATTAGAGGCCCAAAAGCTTGGGTTACAGACACGCAAGATAGAAAGTGATACTAGACTTAAGCAAGCTCAAATAAATGAAGTGGTAAGGTCTAATATGGTGTCTGAGAGACAGAAAGAAAAGGAAATATCTATTAAACAAAAGGTTGCAAATCGACCAGTTGCTAAAAGTACTAAATAATGGAATTAAAGAAACCAACAACAATTAAATCTCCAGACAGATTAGGAGTAACCATTAAGCGCCTCTCTTCTGTCTTGGAGAAAGATTTAAATAGTCACATACAAGCTGAAATGTTATCATCTCAGATATACTTAGCAATGGCAACTTGGTGTGAAGACAATGGATATTTTGGTGGATCCAAACTATTTAAGAAATACTCTGAGGAAGAGTTAACACATATGCATAAGATATATGATTTCTTATTAGACAGGGATGCTTGTCCAATTACTCCCATTATAGACAAACCACAAAATGAGTTTATAGACATATTAGATGTAGTAGAAACTGCTTATAAACATGAGATAGGTGTATCAGATTCATATCATGTAACTGGTGATCTAGCTTTAAAAGAAGGGGATCATACTGTATATGGAGTTGCTCAGTGGTTTATTAAAGAGCAGATTGAAGAAGAAACTAAATTTGCTACTCTTATATACAAATACAATATTCTTATGAAAACTGGAGTTACAGGAGTAGCTCTTATGGAATTTGATGAAATATTAGAAGAATACAATTAATAATTAATTATTATGGCAAAAGATAAAGGCTTCAGTGGATTCAACGAAATGACAGATATGTTCTTACCAATTAGTGAAGGTGGTAATGATACTATAATTGATCCTGAAGAAATCGAAAGACAAATGGCTAAATTAGATGATATAGATGATAGTCTAACTCAATCTAAAGATGAGCCAATTAAACCGGAGAGTAAGACTCCTGAGAAGCAATCTAAACCAGTTATTAAAACAACTGTAGAATTAGATGAAGAAGATATAGAAGATAAAGTACTTAAAACTATTGATAGTAAACTATCTAAATCAGATACTGAACAAGCGCAAGAAGTAGATGAAACAGTTGAAGTGGAGTATGAAGAAGCAGATTTAGTTGATGCATTTGCAGATATATTTGTAGAAGAATTAGATTGGAAATTTGATGAAGGTGAGAAACCTAAATCAATTAAAGAGTTAGTAGAGTACATGCAGAATGTAATTGAAGAAAATTCTACTCCTGATTATGCTAATGATGATATAAAAGCATTGGATGAATTTGTCAAACAAGGTGGAGATTTAGCAGACTATTATAAGAAAGTTTATACTAGCGAAGTTAATATTGATACTGTAGATTTGACAAAAGAATCTAATCAGAAAGCAGTAATTAAAGAAAGTCTTCGTAATAAAGGATATTCTGAACAACGAATAGATAAGTTAATATCACGCTATGAAACATCTGATTCTTTAGAAGAAGAAGCTCAGGATTCTCTAGAAGAAGTAAAAGAATTTAGAGAGAAAACTAAGACTCAGCTATTAGAGACACAGAAAAAACAAGCTGCCGTTGAATTAAAACAACAACAAGATTTTATATCAAGCGTACAGAAAATCATAGACGAAGCCAAAGAAGTGCGTGGTTTCGAACTTTCTAAGAAAGAAAAGCAAGAGCTCATAGACTACATATTCAAGCCTGAAAAAGACGGGATGACTAGGTATCAAAAGGAGTATAACAACGATCTTCGTAATCTAGTTGAATCTGCTTTTTTCACAATGAAAGGTAAAGATTTTGAGCAGCAATTAGAAAAGAAAGCTACCACAGAAGCTATAAAGAAGCTTAAATTGAAACTAAAGACAAAGGGAAAGAGCACAAAGAATGCTGAATCCGATCAAGAAGACTCAAATAGTAAAATTCCCAACCTATGGGAAGTAGCGGGTAGAGAATTAAGAAAATTTTAAACATTAATTTAAATTAAAACAAAATGCAAGATACCGTATTAAATAATCTTCAACTCTTTAGGTCCAAATATTTTTCTGGACTTGTAGACGAGAATATGCTTTCTAATGCTTTAGTTACGGAGCCTCATAAAGTGTCTAATGTTTTATCCTATATTTTCGGACGTTATGAAAATACTACTGTTGACTTTTTGACAGCAGGTATGGGTAAAACTATTATTACTGAAAATCGTCAGTATGAATGGCCTGTAATGATTGAAAGCGAAAAAGCTATTTCAATTAAACAAGCTAAATGGCAGGGTTCCGCAGTAGCATCAACTGATACCCCAGGTGTCAATGGTACTCCTATCCAATTGTGGTTAGGTGAAAAATGGTTTGGTCCAGGTGCTATCCTCGAATTTGATGACAAAGACTATCAAGTAATTGTACAAGGTGCTCCTTACCAAGATGGTAGTGACTTCGTGTATACAGTTGTTGTAGCAGATGGTCAATCAACCTCATATATCCTACCATCATTACTTGGTGCTGGGAAACAAGTTTCACGTGCCGGTTCCGCTTATCCTGAAAACAGTGAAGAAGCAGATATCGTGAATTATCAAACACCGTTTAAATTACGTAACCAATTGACTACTATGCGTTTATCGTATGATATCACTGGTTCTGCTTTATCGGATTTGATGGTAATCGCAATGCGTGATCCTAAAACTAAAAAGACCTCTTACTTGTGGAGTGATTATCAGGAATGGATCGCTTTACGTCAGTGGTATAATACAATTGAATATCAGTTGGTATACGATAAATATAATAGTAATGCTGATGGTTCAACTGATTTAGTTGGTTCAAATGGAAGACCAATTTATCGTGGAGCTGGTTTGTTACAACAGATTGCCCCATCGAATCGTCAATCATATACTACTTTAACTGCAGACTTAGTAGAAGATTTCTTATTCAATCTTGCCTACAATGTACTTGGTAATAGTGAACGTAAATTCGTAGCTCTTACTGGTGAAATGGGTATGAAAGAATTCGATCGTATATTGAGAGCTAAGGCTTCTTCGTATACACTTGTAGATACTAAATTTGTAACCGGTACTGGACAAGATCTTACTTTAGGTGGACAGTTCACTACATACAAGATGCTCAATGGTATTGAATTAACATTGAAACATTTCCCATTATACGATAATATCGTTAAGAATAGGAAGTTGCATCCAGTTAGTGGTAAACCACTTGAATCCTATCGTATGACTTTCATTGATTTTGGTAACCGTGATGGTGAATCCAATATTCAGAAAGTTGTTAAAAAGGGTCGTGAAATGGTAATGTGGCATACAGGTGGATCTGCAGCTCCTGGATCAGGATTTGCTAAGTCTATCAACACACTCCGTTCTAATGCAAAAGACGGATATCAAGTTCACTTCTTGTCAGAACAAGGTATTATGATGAAGGATCCTACTTCGGCAGGTGAACTCTATGTATCTAGTGAATATGGAATTTAATAAATAATTAAAGAAGGGGGAGTGAAATATCTCCCCTAACTTTTTATAAATGTTTAACTCTTAATTTAAAATTAATGGAAGTTATATTAAGACCCCTGCTTAGAAATGCAATGCCGGGTGTGCGAGGTAGATTTAAAAATTGTTTCGACTGGATTGGTACATATTATACTAGGACAGGAAACTTACATACAGGATTATCAGAACAAGATAAAGATCTAAAATTAGAAGCAGGAACTACTGCAGCTAGATTAGAGAAAGTACTACAAATGGAGCCAGGAACGTTGCTCCCATATTCGTCTTATTGGAAGACGTTTTATGTAAGAACTGATAACAAAGATATTGTACTCAATACAGAAATCCCAGATGATGAACTTAAGTATGTATTCTTAAGAAGTCATAAAGATGTTGCTGATGGTTTTAACGATATGAGTAAACCAAAAGCTGATTATGTATTGATTAATAGAGAAATTGAAGCTATAGAATCTAATAAGAATGGACAGCTTCGTAGAAAAGCAGCAGTAGAGTTTAATAAATTATCTCTTACTGATATGCGCAAATTATTACGTCTATATGGACATCGTTCAGATAATCTCAGTAGTGAGTTAGTAGAAAACAAACTCTATGAAATGATAGAACGTGATCCTCAGAAATTCTTTGACAAATGGGTAGAGAATAAACGTAGGGAGACTGAATTCCTTATCTCTGATGCTATTGCTAAGAATGTAATTAAAAAGAATAGATCTGAGTATAAGTATGGTGTAGATTCAATAGGTATGTCATTAGATGACGCTATTAATTATCTAGATTCTACTGAACACAGAGATCTCAAGTTAACTATTATAAATGAAGTAAATAGTAAGTAATGACAGTACCAGAAATGCATATTGCTGTACGATTAGGTTTAGATAAAACCTCTTCTTTTGAATACGCTAGTTTTCAACAAGAAGAATTGGATTTCTGGCTTAACGAATCTCAGGAAAGGTTTATTAAACAAAGATTGTTTGGTAATAATTATAAACAAGAGAAGTATGATCAGACTCAAAAACGTATAGATGATATTAAATCATTAGTTGTATTTGGTTATAATATTGATTTAGCTGGTACTACTTTTGGTGTTAATATAAAAGATGGAGCTCTTCCTTTAACTAGTAGTACAGCTCCTTATATGTTTTATTTAAATTCTAATGTTCGAGATATCTCTGGAAATGAATTACAAACTGGAGATGTAGTATCTATAGATATAATAAGTAAATATATAAAAGATAGTGTAAATAATCCTTATTTATTAAGACCTTTAGTTTTCTTTTACAAGAATGCTGGATATAGCGGAGAAAGAATAGCATTTATATATTCCGATGAATTTGTACCAAATACATTTGACATTACCTATATAAAAAGACCTAAGAAGTTAATATACAGTTCACCAGGAACATATGAGACTACTACCTGTGAGTTATCAGAACATACTCATAAAGAAATAGTTTCTATCTGTGTAAACTTACTATTAGAAAACATAGAGTCTCCTAGGATACAAAGCTTTCCTCAAATTAATTCATCTACAGTAGAATAATTCGTTTCACTCATTGGTTCACTAACGTTCACAAAATAATATGACAGCAAGAGAAATGCAAGTAGCTTTTGAAAGAGAAGCTAATTTCCAAGATCCTATAGCTAAACCTACTTCAACAGAGATATTCTATTGGATAAATAAAGCTATAGATACTTTTGTAAAGACTAGGTATACTGGGAATAATCCAAAGAGAGAGGGTTTTGAACAGACTCAAAAACGTATAGATGATATAAGAACGTTAGTAACAGAGGTTAGTATTAATACATCCGTAGGTACAATTAAACCTAATTCATATACAGCAACTATTCCTGCCGGATACTTATTTACACTAGGAGAAGAAGCAACTATATCGTATACAAGAAATGGGTCTACTGAGACCGCCAGGAAGGGCATTTTAGAGACCACTACTGATAGATATAGAGATGATGTGGATAATCCTTTCAGTGAACATATATTGTTCAACTACGAGGCTAAACCGATTAGATTATATAGAGGGGCAATTGTAGAACTTATATCAGATGGTAACTATACAATTCCAACATATCATTTAAGATACCTAACTTCACCAACAGTTGTTGCTCTACCTTCTACGTCATGTAATCTACCTGAACATACTCATTATGAGATAGTTAAGATTGCTACAAAAATGTATCTAGAAAGAACTAAGGATCCTAGACAACAAACTTATAATAACGAAATTGTTACTATGGAGTAACAAATAATATACATTACTGGTTCGACGTGGAAATGCCGATTAGTAACTCACTAGACGATAGCCTATAATTATAGGTCTGCAAAGTAGAAGAACTTGTACGTTGTACACTTCTCTACAGAAACCAAACGATGTATGAGGCTTTAATAAGCCAAAAATAAAGTGTATAACTTAAAAACAAATAAAAATGATTGATAGAGTAAACAAAGTACTTATAGGAAAATCTATAGCTCGTACAGCAGCCCTTACATCAGCTACCCTTTATACAGGTACTAATGGACCAGCAGAAGGTGAGATTATAGTTCTTGATAAGGATTTTAAACTTGCTTCTCCAGGAATCACAATTGCCGATTCCCCTATAATTTATATAGCAGAAGCAATAGGTCAGACTTATAGTACAACTAATGAAGCTGGTACAACTGTTACTGGTATTCGTAAATTAATTGTATCTGATGCAATTGAAGGCAATAAAGTAACTTCCTATCTTGGTCGTGCTTATGCAGCAGCTACTGCTCAAGTAGTAACAATTACCCCAAGTTTAACTCCAGTAGTTGGTACTGAATATACCCTCCGTGTAGTTTATACAGATACATATGATCGTCCTGGTCAGGTTGCTGTAACCTATCGTGTTATATGTACTGCCGCTACAGTAGCTAACTTATGTACATTATTTACAGCAGTAATTAATAAACATACTCAACGTAGAATAACTGCTACTGATGGTACAACTAATATAGTATTAACTGGTAGAGTAATGCCTTATGATATAACTGATACAGTTAATGCAATAGATGAATATTATCAAGTTAATTTTAAAGTAACTTTACTTTCCAATAACTTTACCGCTGCTACAACTGTAGTTTATACTACTGCCGCTACTCCAGGTAATGGTACATGGCAACGTGTTCGTGATGCTGAAAAGATAGCACAGTCTTATAAAGGTGTAATGAATCGTACACACTTTCCAGTATTCACTCCTACTATGCGTACAGTAGCATCTACTAACTATGATACTATTGTTATAGAAAGTGAAAAAGGATATTTCTCTCCAGATAGTTATAATAAAACAACTCGTCTAACTACTGAATTGTATATTGTAGACGGAGCTTCTCAAACAGCTAATGTATTGTCTGTACTGAATCCTTGGATGGCTTCTACACCAGGTGATTTTGGAAACATATCCTTTTAATTATTAACTTAATAAATTTATAGAAAGGGCTTATAATGAATTTGATATTAAAAGAACAGCATATGCTTCTATAGCTATTCCAAATGTAGCTACAACTGTATCCACTGGTAAATTTATTCCAGCAGGTGCAATTGTAACTGGAATTAGAATGGT